TCCAGCGCCGCCACCGAAGCAACGATGCGTCGAGGCGACTCGTTGGCGGTGACGACGGAGCGGTTCGGTGTCGTCTGCCACGGACCGGACGTAGCCGCCCGCGCTACCACCTCATCGGCAGCGAGGCGGGCCTTGATGAACTCCAGCAGGTCACTCACGGTTGCCTCCCAAGTCGATCGTCATCCGGACAGCGCCGAGCGGCTTCGCCCACGGTGAGCCCCAGTCCACGCGACGGTCGGTCTTCGCCACCACGTAGAAGCCGCCACGGACCCTGCGGACCCGGTGCTTCCAGCCCGACGAACCGGCGTAGGCGCGGGCGTTCGTCATCGCCCGACTCCATGAGGCGTACACCCGACGCGGCGGCTGGAAGGCGTCCCCAGCGGCCACCGCGGCGGCGTGCATCTCCTCGACGGTGGCCGGGCGCGCACGACGACGGGTCACGGCTCCTCCTGGGGCGGGAAGAGGTGGTGCCGGTGGAGCGGCACCACCGGCCGAGCCAGCAGGCCAGCTTCAGAGAGGGCATCGAGGACGTACCGGGCTGCGGTCCGGTCGTCGTCGCGGCCACCGCACGCCTTTGCTACGGCACCCTCGGCGAGGTCGAGGGTCTCTTCGGTGTAGGGGCAGGCCAGTGGCGCCGGGACGCTGAAGTCGGCTCGGACCCGTGGCCTCCCGCCCACCGGGCCGCCGCCCGCATCGATCGCGCGCTGCAACGTTTCGTCGCTCATCAGTCCTCATCCCTCTCCGACAGGTCCACGCCGGCCAACCAGCCACCCACACGACGCCCTACACGCTCACGCCACAACTGCCAACGCCAGCGGGCACGACGGTGCCACGGCACGGGTGGAGGGACGTACGGTGTCCAGCCCTGTGCCCTTGCCTGCTCCTCGGTGATGAGACCCGCGTCAAGCATCTGCTCAGTACTCATCGGGAGGAAGGCGGAGACGCGGTGAGCTGTGATGGTCGGCTGCGGCTCCGCCTTCGGGCCGCCGAACGCCTCGCCGAGCATGGGCGGGGCCATGTCGGCGTAGGCGTCGGCGAGTATGCGGGTGATGTCGTCCTGGAAGGTCACGGCGGCCGTCAGTTCGTCGGCCAGAGCACGATGCACGGCACACCCGGCTCGTCGGGTGCCTCGTAGTCCGGGTCGGCCGTGACCACGTCGTCCTCGCCCGGCTCGTCGTCGTCCTCACCCTCGTCGGCGAGGTAGCCGGACCACGACGACTCCGCGACGTACCGGCCGTCACCCCACTCGCTGAACGGGGAGAAGCCGTTGCCCTCGCTGTCCTTCGACATGACGACCAGCGCGTCATCGGGAGCGCCGGCGAGCAGCTCGCGCAGCTTCGCGACGGTGATGTAGTGGTCGGTGTTGATCTCGCTCACTTCGTCAGCTCCTTCACGAGAGGACGGTCGAGGCGCACCTCGGTTTCGATCGGCTGGTCCTTCGCAGCGTGGTGGCCGGTGACGATGCCGCTGCCGCTGTAGCAGGAGTCGCCACGGTGGACACGGAACGTGATCGTCTTGCCGAGGAGGCCCAGCAGGTCTACGTCGATGACCATGTGGCCGGTCGTGTAGTCGAGGTCGAGGCGGTGAGCGACGTGCTCCACGCCGTTGATGACGATCGGAACGCCGCTCACGCCGCCTCCTTCTGTTTCACCGGGGTGAGAATGCCCGCAGCCCGAGCCAGGCGCTGGAGGGCAGGGATGCCGTTGGCCGCGACCCAGTCGACGCTCACCGAGAGCGCGATCCCGGGCTCGTCGTGGATCGGGGCGTACCAGACGGAGTCGCACGGGGCGCCTCCGTCGAAGTACGTCCAGTACTCGATGACCTCCTCAGAACGGCGCCAACGGTGGATGCGGTACCCCTCGTGGTCGGGTGCGCCGTCCGGATCGCGCCCAGACGACGCGTAGTCGATGCCGTGCCGCCACCCGGCGCCGCGGAGCGCCTCCACCACCCGCCGGACCGCCTTGACCTTCGCCACTCTCGCTCTCCTCACCGGCGCCAACGCGGCAGCCAACGCTCGGACATGGTCGTCGTACTCCAGGAAGGACAGCAGGGCGTCGCAGGAGCCACACTCGATGCGGTCGGCGCCCGGCTGGTGGACGAGGGTCAGCGCGCCGCAGCGCGGGTTCGCGCACGGCACCCCGCGCTTGTAGTCGGGGACGTCGACCTGGCCGAGCTGGTGCCTGAGGGCGGCGTGGAGGCGGCGGACGGCTTCGAAGAACTCGACGACGGCGGAGCCGTGGTCGCAGGCGTCGTCGAGCCTGTCCAGCAGCCACCGGGCAAGCTCAGGGACCGTCGCCGACGGGCGGCGCTCGCCGGAGCCGCGCTCAGCCCGCCAGTCCTCGACCCAGAAGTCCAGCGTCGACGCCACCGAGGTGTGGCCGACCGCGTCCTCGTCCAGCACCGCCACGCCGCCGGCGCGTACCGGCCCGGTCAGGTCCACGGCGTCCGTGTCGATCGGCAGACGCCGCTCCGACGACCCCGACACCCGACCACCCGTCGACGCGCCCTTCAAACCGTCGTACTCCCGGCCCGCCAGCTCGGCGTAGAGCGAGGGGATGTCGAACACCCACGACCTCAGGCGGCTACGGCAGACGTCGCAACACCTTGGCGTGCGGGCATCCCTCCGTTGGCAGCAGACGCAGTCGCCAACCGGATGTTCCGGCGTACTCATATGAGGCTCTCCTTGGTTGCGCGGTCGAGAAGTCGCCGAATCTGCGACTTACTCAGGCAGAACTCCGCCGCGAGGAGCCGCACGCTGGCGCCGGCCTGTCGGCGCATGGCAATTTCCCGAATGCGGTCGACCGAGGTGCTCGGCTTCCGCCCTCGGGCAAACATCTGCAGCATGCTCTCGGATTGAGTACCTACGGACAGGTGGTCAGGATTGACGCACTGCGGGTTGTCGCAGGAGTGGAGGACGCACATCCCGGCGGGAATGGCACCGACGTGCAGCTCGTACGAGACCCGGTGGGCGTATGCCCGCCTAGATCTCCGATGACCATCCGTTTCGACGGTGATCGTGCCGTAGCCGTTGTTGTTGAGGTTGCCCTGCCAGAGCCAGCAGCCTTCACCCTTCGTTACCCACCGCGCCCAGCGCTCAGCCAACGGCGCTTCGCTGTAGCGAGTCGGCGCCGCAGTGCCCTTGCGGCGCAACCGTGCCTCGTGCATCGAGCACGTCCGGCTGGTCTTCCGTCGAGGCTTGATGCAGCCGTCGATCTCGCAGGGCACAACGCCGAGCGCTGGGGTATCGGAGTCAGCCACGGCCCTGCTCCTCGCCGTAGAGCTTCCAGCCGCCCTCACGCAGGTGCGGGACCGGATCGCCGTCGCGTTCAGTCCACCAGATGCTCCACGACGGGCCGGACGTCATCGAGGAGGTGTGGGTGCGCATGATGTAGTCCCGGGCTGTCTCGCTCGGGTCGACGGCCATCCGGGACAACTCCACATGCCAGCCGCCGGCGGCGTCCATGTAGCGCCGGCGGACCTGCCAGTTCGGGCCGTCGTCGGCCCACAGGTAGACGTAGTCGTGCACCGTGGGAACGGCGCCCGTCTCCACCTGCTTCGTCCACACGGCGTCGGGCCCGCCGGGCATCGCCCCGGTCGGCCTATCCAGCAGTGATAGCCACAGGGTCAGGATCATTCGGTGCTCCCCTCGGAGGGCTTGAGGATGGTCGACTGAGAGCGCTCTCTTGTTCCATTCGGAACAAGCTGGGAGCGAACTAGCAGGTCAGAAATTTGCTGGGCGGCAAATACGTGCGCTGTCGAGCTGCTCACCGGTCGCCGCCGAGCATCCGACGCCACCACGGCACCGGCTTCGGGCAGTCACACGGCGTCTCGGGCATCGACTCGCCAGCACCGATCAGGTGGAAGCTGCCAGCGGCAGTGTCGACGTGGTGAGGGGAAGGCCCATCGGACAGGCGGGCGAGTGCCTCGTCGTTCTCCTCGATGAACGTCGTGAGCTGGCCCCTGAAGTGCTCATCGACAGGAGGTGCGGGCGGGTCGGCCTGCTCGCATCGCGTCAGGCACGGGCACGGCGTGCCGTCCAAGTGCCGACCGTGCGGATCCACTCCATGCTCGTGGGCGTGCTCATGCCAGGACTCCTCGCCGAAACCCTGCTGGCAGGCGCAGATGGTCCGCCACCCGGTGATCCCGCCCCAGTGGGTGGTACTGAAGCCATGGCGGCGGGCTCGGACTGCGGCTGATGCCGCGTTCATCTCAGCGAGCGAGGGTGCGACGCGGCGCGGCGCGTCACCGTTGACCGGGATCTCCCACACGCCTCCAGCACCGTCGCAAAGCGTTGTGGATGTCCCCGGGTCGTAGCGGAGCCCAGCAAGCAGCTCGGCGCGGCCCACGGCCCTGACTGGTGCGGACTCCTCTTCGATGCCGCTCTTGCCCTTGAACTGATCGCAGTCATGCTCGGCGTCCGCGTGTTCCCTGCATGCCAGCCGGTCACACCACAGGTGGAAGAACACCTCCCCTCGGTTGGGGCAGTCACAGTCGAGCTGGCGCCGGCGGAGTGCGGCTTCTTTGCGTCCGATCCATTCGCGGTGGTTGGTGACTGCGAAGGCGCTGGGTTCGGGCAGGGTCATGGTGTGCTCCTGGGGGCGTGCGTGTTGGAGCGCGGTCGGGTCGACGGTCACGGCGCGGCTCCCGCCATGCCGCAGCGCTGGCACGTGAAGCCGAGCGGCGGTAGGCCCTGGCATGTCGCGCACTCGTCGGCCCGCATCAGCGGGTCCGGCTCAACGCCGAGGGCGACGATGAGCGCGTAGTACGCCTCGATCGTCAAGGACTGGCGGCCGGTCTCGAACTTGGCGACAGTGATGCGGCCGATGCCCGCCCTCGTCGCCAAGGCCTCCGCCGAGAGGCCGAGCGCCTTGCGTCGGGCCCGGAGCCGTTCGCCGACTCGCTGCCGCAGTTCGAGATCCACCTTCGCGCTACCGGGCACAGTCACCGTCCTGGACTCCGAGCTCGCGGGCGATGGCCTGGACGGTCGAGCACCGCGCGGTCGAGTCGGGGTCGCCGATGACGTACGGCTCGGACGGCCCGCAGATGCCGCACACGTTGTGGGTGTCGAGGTGGAAGCACGCATCGACGGGAAAGCCTGCGCAGGGTCGCGGCGCGTGCAGCTCGACGACTGCGCGGAGGGCTGCGACCGGGGCGGGCGGAGTCCAGCTGCCCACGTAGTCGTCGAGCGCTTCGATCAGCTGCTGGTGGAGGCTCACCGGCCGTCTCCGTCCCGCTCGGCGACGCTCTCCGCCACCAGGCCCTCGTTGACTGCCCACCGTTGGTAGACCCGCCGGGCACGGTGCGCTGGGCACCCCGCGACCGCGCGTGGCGTCGGGTCCGGCGGGTCGAACACGTCGGCCGGGTCGCAGATGCACCGGAACGGGTCCGGGTGTGGCTGGCTCACCGTGCACCGTCCTGGGTCTGCTCGGCGGGTTCCCACGGGCCGACGAGGCGGCTGACAAGGCGCCCGGTCTCCTCGCCCGCCGCCTGACGCTGGGCGATCATCGCCTCGAACCGCAGCACGTCGTCCCCGGCGATCGGGATGGTGAGGTTGGCGCGGTTCTCGAACGCCCACTCGCGGTCCCAGCCCTCGGTGGCCTGGCGTCGGCCCTCGGCGACACCACGCTCGTAGGCGGCGTCCACGTCGCCCTGGGTCGGGCTGAGCGGGATCATGTCAGCGAACCGGACCACCGAACCGGCGGCGGGAAAGCCGGGCCGGTCGGTCCAGCTCATGCCGTCGTCGGCGCGGTGCCAGCCGGTGTGTCCGGCGAGCAGCGTGCACAGGCCGCCGCGGGTGGACTCGGTGAGGGTGGGTGCGTCGGTGCCGCAGATGCCGCGGTCGCCGGGCTGGTCGGGTGTGGTCACGTGGTGCCTCCTGGCTGGTCGGCGGGAACCGAGGACATCGGCCGGATGAGCGCCTGCTCCATCTCCTCGTGGACGTCGTCGAACGTTGAAGAACTCACCGGGGACCGTAGGAGCCAGGCTTCGAAGTAGTCGGCGAGGTTCGTCGAGTCGAGCTGTACTTGGATCCCGTGGAGCGGCATGGTGGCGCCGACAGCGAGGGTGAGGGCGTGCATGCGCACGTCGAGGAGCTGCTGATCGGGTCGGTCAGCCATCGCTGGCGTCCTCCTTCTCGGTGATGGATCGGTTCCGGTCGGCACGGCTGACGTTGGCGAGCCGGATCCGGGCGATGTGGAACCTCATGTACCTGCCGTCCCCGGACAGGCAGCCGGTGCCTTTCGGTGCGTCACAGGTGGGGCAGTCGAAGTCCTTCGGCACGGCCGGGTTCGCCTCTGTCGTCCCGCCGGGTGAGGCGAGGCCGAGCGCGAACAGGATCTCGGCGGCGCCGGCGAAGTCGACAGCGCCCTGCTGCCGCTGGAACTCGACCGCCCGGACAGCGTCGAACTGCTGCTCCGGGGTCGGCGGCGGCACGTACAGCCCTTCGGTGCTGAGGCCCTTCTGCAGGGTCGGGGCGCTCTCGGGCCGTGCTGAGGCTCGGTCTGCCGGGAGCCGACCGGACGGGCGGCGGGCCATCACGCGTCCGCCCTCGTGCCGTACCACTTCCCGCAACCGGGGTCGCAGCAGCGGACCCGGTCGGGCGTGAGACTCTTCCAGTGGTGCCGGCCCTCGTCGCAGCGGGCGGCCTGGTTCCATTCGCGACCGAGCGCGCGGTCCATACGCCATCGGCGGAAGCGCTCGGCGAGACTCACGCTGCACCGCCGAGCACGGCGTCATAGAGGTCGCGGGCCATGCGGGCGTTACCGAGGGCGGTGTGCCGGTCGGCCTCGTCGTAGGTCAGCCCGTACGCGGCGAGGACCTCATCGAAGGACCACGGCGGCGCCATCTTCAGCGCACCGGCGGCAAGGGTCTCGACGTCGACGAGGTGGTAGTGCCAGCTGGGGCAGATGTCGTGCCAGCGCATCCGGGTGGCCAGCACCTCGGTGTCGAAGTTCGGCACGGCGCCGACGATCGTGGCGCCGCGGGTGAGCACCTCAACCTCTTCGAGGACCTCGGACTCGTCCATCCAATCGGGCCAGTCGGTCTCCACGTCGACGCGCGCCTGCGGGTGCCGGTCGTAGAACCGGCCGATCTTCAGGGCGATGAGGTCCGCGTTGCCGAGGTCCAGTTCGGGCATCGGGATGAACCACTGCCGCTCGACCTCCTTGCCGTCGCTGTCACGGCGGATGAGGCCGATGTCCCAGGCGCGACGGTCGGGACGGAGGGACGTCGTCTCGGTGTCGATGAAGACGGTGATCATGCTGGCTTCTCCTTGTCGGTGCGCTTTTGAGCGGCCTCGGCGAGTACTGCCCGGGCTCGGCGGGCGCCGCGGCGTGCGGTGCGCGGCGAGACCCGCTGCACGTTCCGCCAGTCCCTGGACGGGCCGAGCTGGCAGGTGTGGATCCGGAAGCTGAACCGGTCGACGTCCCGCAGTGGGATGACGGCGATGTTCTTGGCGATGTGGTGGACGTAGATCCAGGTAAGCGGCTCGTTACAGGTGCTGCAGGCGAGCGGCACTGGGGATGGGAGGTCCTCGATCTCGATCACGCACTCCTCCTTGGGGAGCAGTTGGCGCAGGGCACCGATCGGTTGGAGTCGTCGACTTCGGTGCGGGTGTCCTTGTGGCATCGCCCGCACCAGTCAGGTACGAGCCGCAGGCCCCTTCCCTCCCCTTTAGGGGAGGAGGGAAGGGTAGGGGCGCTGTGACTGACGCGTGAGTCACGTGTGACATCACCGTGACTGCGGCGTGACCGGCTCTTCCGCTGCCGTTCAGCCGCCGCGTCCTTCCGTTCCTTGAGCTGCGCGGGCGTCGGGTTCAGCTCGAAGTACCGGGTGTCGCGGTACCCGTCCCCTTCGACCGCCCACAGCCCGACATCGACCAGCCGCTGTATCCACTCCGATGTGCCGTAGGCGCGCGCCAGAGCACCGGGGATCACCGCATCGGCGAGCTTTCCGGTGGCGATCTGACGTGCAACCCACGCGCCACAACGCGTGTAGAGACCAGCGGGAGCCGTGCCGACCATGATGGTCTCGGGCCAGGTGTCGAACCCGTCGTCGAGCCAGTAGGCCACCTACTGCTCCTTCCTGTACGCCCTGCAGTCCGGCCCGCACACCGCTGCTGCTTTGCCGGAACCCCACTTCTTCATCGGTTCGCCGTCGTCGTCGAACGCGACCCCACCCATCACCCCGGAAGTGGTGGCGCCGGGAACGATCGCTGTGTGGCATTCCTTGACGACGGGGCAGTGGTGCCGGCAGATGTGGACCGCGGCGACACGGTCAGCGCTGGTGAACCACATGTCGGGGTCGTACCGGCACACGGCACGGTCGCGCCACGTCATGCCGCCTCCCGGCCGAGGGTCCGCCACCACGCCATCACCGGCAGCTTCACGTTCGGGTCGACCATCGCGGCGAGGACGCAGCAGACCTGCTCGAGGTGGAGCCGGTCCATCTGCCGCAGCCGGAGGTGAGCGGCTCGGAGGTCTTCCCGCATGTCCATGGCGACGGTGATCGCCTCGACGAGCAGCTGGTCCTCCTGTTCTGGGGTCAGCATGCGAGGGCCAGTCGGCGGCGGATGTGGGAGATCTGCCGCGGCATGCTGCGTGCCAGCACTGCGACTTCACTCACCGGCGTGTCAGGTAGCCGGCGAGTGATCTCACACCGGATCTCGTTGGTGACCTCGACTTCATGCCCGGCCACAACGTGCTGCACGGCGAGCTCCAGGTCGCGGGCGACGGGTTCGATCGGGGGCAGGAGGCACGGCAGGGCGTCTGGGTCGTCGATCGCCGTGTCGTCCCAGGCGAGCGGTGGGAACCACCTCGACCGACGGGCGCGGGCCTTGGCCCGCAGCATCCCCGTCGACCACTCCGGAACCTGCATCGACAGGTCGTCGTACATGCGGGCGATCGCCTGGCGTGTGTCCGGCAACGCGTCGCACCGGAACAGCCGGCTGAAGTTCGGTTCCCGCACGCCGAGCGCGTCGGCCATGACCCGGTTCTGCCAGCCGAGCGCGACGAGCGCCTGGAGGCGCCGGCGGAAAGCGGAGCCGGGCGCCGGCGGCACGACGACCGGTGTTGCGGGGTCGTGGGCCAGGAGACGTGCGGCGAGGTCCGCGCGGACGTCCCGCTGGTCCCGGTTACGCCAGTCCCGCAGAAGACGGACGGGCAGGCCGGTCAACGCGGCGACGGCAGCGTCGGTGACACCAGCCGCGGTGAACGAGTCGAGCCGCTCGCAGACCACGGCAACCGGGACGCGCAGGGTGACCCGGTCGGCCCGACCTTCACGGCACGCCTTCGAATACTCGGCGTACGCACGGCGGCAGGTGAAGCACCGGCAACGGTCGAGCTTGTACCGCCACCGACCGTGAGGGCGCTCGGTCACGAGGCCACCACCCGCATCGACCGGGGGATCCGCGGTGTCCGGGTGATCCGGCCGGCCGCCTCGAGCTCGGCCAGGTGGTGCGCCGCCGACGACGGGACGCACCCGACGAGCCGGGCAACGTCCCTGACCGTCGGTGCGTACCCGTACGAGGTCCAGTAGTCGCCGATGACCTCGAGGACGAGCCGCTGCCGGACGGTGAGGACACCGCGGTCGACGAGCCGGCGGGCGGTCACGAACTGCTCCGGCAGGTGCAGGTGTCGCAGTGGCGCCGGGCAGCCGCAGTGGTCGGGGCAGGCCAAGCCTGGCGGTTGCCGGCACCTGCGGCGAATGCCCGGCGTTGCGCGACCGTGTTCACCGCGACGGAGACCGACAGCGTGCCCTTCGCGACGGACTGCTGTTCGTCGTCGTCCAGCTGGAGCAGGTCAAGGCGGGACTTCACCCAGCCCGGCGAGCGGGCCAGCGACGCGGCGACCTCCTCGCGGGACATCTTCACCGGCGCCTCGAACATCAGCCACTCCACCGCGCGGGCCTCGGCCATCGGGTCGAACGGCCTGGCGGTCGAGTGCATCGCCAGCTGCCGCAGGGTCCGCTGGACGTCGGTGAACGGGCTGTTCCGTGGGATCGCCATCAGCGAGCCGAGCCCGGCCAGGCGGGCGGCCTTGAGCCGGCGGTTCCCATCCCAGACCGGCCAGCGCCCGTCGATGGCCGGCTCGACGAGGACCGGCTGCTGCTGGCCGTGACGCTTCAGGCTCGCCGCCAGCTCGGTGACGTCGCCCAGGTCGCCGCGGGCGTTCACACCGTGGACGAGGTCGGCGATCGGGATACGCAGGACACCGGCGACGATCTCCGGGCTCTTCGTGGTCGTCACGATGCGCCCTCCTTCCTGACGTCGTGGTAGAGACCGGTCGAGGTGAGGTAGACGAGCCGCCGCTCGATCGGCAGGAGCACCGGGATGGCGAGCGGCTCCGCGCGGCCGCGGATCAGCCAGCCGCCCTCGCGAGACGCGGCAGGGTTGGCGTGCACGACCTGATGGCAGCCGTCGACCTCGGACCCGCCGCAGAGCAGGATGCAGTTCTGCACCGTGTGCTGGACCTGCTGCCCGCGGCGCAGCCGGTGATGGATCGACCAGCGGCGGCCGCGCTCGTTCGGGCCCACGCCGTACCCGCAGATCAGGCAGGACTCCCGCTCGCGCTCTACTACGGCAGCGACGACATCAGCGGGCGGTCCGACCGGACCGCTCACCTTCCTCGGTGCGCTCTTCCGGGCCCCGGGCTGCTCCCGGCCGGCCTTCTGCTGCATCGGGGTAACCCGGCGCAGGCCGGTCTTCGCCACGAGGGGCGTGTACCGCTGGAGTGGGCCGCCGCGCTTCATGACGCCGCCAGGTCGAACAGGGTGGGCTGGTCGACGACCGCGGCGCGGCCGGGCGGCTGCTCGCCGTGCCGACGCGAACCCCGAGCCGCCGAGTCGACCGCGAACAGGCCCGGGCTGTCGGCGCGGCACGAGCACGGGCACACCCACCGGCACGGCTTGCCGGCCAGCCACACCTGGGTCCGGGCGCCGCCGCGGCGGTCGATGACGTACGTCTCGCAGGTCGGCGGCGGGGTCCACACCGTGTGCGCGCACTTCAGGTGCTCACCGCTGACGCAGTACCCGCACCGGCCCCACTGGCAGGGGCAGTGGGTGATCAGCGCGTTGTGGGTGAAGTCGTCGACGCGCGCCAGGACGACAGTCCTGACCCACGCAGCAGCGTCGGCATCCATCACGGGAGCCTCCTCGGCGGGTTCTGCTCCTCGGCCAGCCGGCGCCGCTGCCGCAGAGCGGTGCGAACGAACTCGGCAGCCTTGTACGTCGCCAGGTCGGCGACAAGGCGGGCGTTGGCGTGCTCCAGCTCGGCGATCCGCTCCGCCCTGGCCTCCAACAAGCCGTCCCGGTAGTCGATCTGCGCCTCGGTAACAAGCTCATCGACAGGACGGAGTGGCCAGCGGAGACGACGGAACCAGCGGGTCACGACGGCTCACCGACGTAACGGGCGTAGATCCGGCCGGTGCCGTCGTTCATCCGCGAGGCGATTTCGAAGGCGCCGATGGGCAGGAATGCCCCAGTGCGGCCCCTACGGAACTGATTGGCGAGGGACGTCGCGGATTTGTCTCCGCCCTCGAACACGACCGCCCAGCGCTGCGGATTGGCGCGCAGCTGTGCAGCAACGAACTCGTAGAGGCTCGGGCGGGACTTGGGACCGGGACGGCCGGTCCTCGACGGGGGCGGGTCTTCCCACCGCAGGACACCAGTCATCGGTCTACCTCCGGAGCGACGTACAACCCGACCAGCGCATCAGCAGTCGACCGAAGCCCGGACAGCTCCGGGTCGGCGTCGACCATCAACCGCAGCTGCAGGTTCACGAGGGACATCGGCTGGTGGGCTCGGTCAAGGTCAGAACCGGCAACGACGAAGGGGCCCGCCTCGGTCAGCGGCCGTGCACGCTCGTACGCGACGTCGGGCTCGGCGGACCCCTCTTCGATGCCGTCCTTCGGGACCTCAGCTGCTTCGGGCGGGTACGGTCCGGTCTCGCGGTCGAAGAGCAGCACGAGGCCGAACAGCCCAGCCATGGCTCCGACGACCACCACGACGAGCACGGCTGCTATGAGGGCGGTCACGTGAGCACCTCGCGGACCTCGCCCAGCTCGCGGACCTCGCGCCAGTAGTAGAGGACGTTGTCCTTGTCGACCCACCCGTCGCGATGCTCGGGGTGCCGCCGTAGTACGCCAGCGTCTCCGGCCTCGACCGCCTCCAGGTCGTCCGGCGCGGCGTCGAGCTTCGGCCAGGTGCGTGGCTCGCGCGGCGGGGCGAACTCGACGGTGACGGTGCCCTCGCGCTCAAGTAGGCCGCTGAGGGTATACAGGTAGTCCGTCCCCGGGCCATCGCCGGTCCAGTGCTCGCCGAACAGCTTGTAGCGCCGCCCGCTCTCGCCACCGACCAGCGCGACCGCACCGTCCGGCACCTGCGGCAGGGACAGCACGACCGAGCCGGACTCGGCGGCCCTCGGCCGCGCTGGGCCGGGCGGCCGGTGTGACGGTTCGGACAGCAGCGGACGCCAGTCGCCGCGCTGCGGGTATCCGCTGTCGCACTCGTCGCAGCCGCCGCCCGCGTGGTCGTACGTCTTCTCCAGCACGCCGATCGGGAACGCCTCGACGTAGCCGCAGAGGTGCTGCCACAGCGGCACGCCGTCCTCGTTGTGGGCCTGTGCGATGCACGGCTCGGCGGGCTGCGGTTCGGGGTCGACCTCGACCACCGTCATCGGGAACCACCGCTCGCACTTGGTCAGCTCGTCCCACCGGCAGCCACGCCCGGTCGAGGGGCCGCGGTCGAGCTGCTCCCAGCCGCCCTGTGTGGTGCGCACCCAGCGGTCGGTGTCGGCATCGCGCAGCACGGTGACGTTGGCCGGGATGGGCTGGCCGTGCTCGATGACGTCGCCCACCCGGGCGAGAGTCTGATCGGTCATGACGTCACCTCAGGCTCACGCAGGACGGTGCGGGCGAGCTTCACAGCGGCGGTCCAGTCGAACCGTGTGGTGCCGTACTCGTTGCGGACGAAGCCGTCGGGCTCGATCCGATCCCCGGCGTCCGAGATGTCGTCAGCGACATGGTCGAGCAGCTCGGCCATGGCGAGCGCAACCGGCGGGTGCATCAGGGCGATGTACGAGGCGTCGGGACGCGTCCCGGCCAGCTCCATCGTGTCGGCGATCATCATGCCGCCGTCGGAGGTGGTGACCTCGCTGTCCTTCAGGTCAACGGCCCAGCCGTCGGCGCCGAAGTTCGTGGCGTTGGCGTGCTCGCGGAGCTTCGCGGCCGCGCGGCGCAGGAGATCACTGCTCATCGGTGCTGTCCTTCAAAGCCGGGTCGGGCAGGGTCGGGAAATTGGTTGAGCGCGGGAACGTCCAGTCGGCGTCGGGTTCCCGGGCGGGAAGCCACCACGGGAGCCGGGCGGGGACGTCGTCGATGAGGTCTGAGTCGACGAGGAAAAGGCTCATGACGTCTCGCTCCACTTCGGGAAGAGCGCATCGAAGAGGTGTGACAGGTCAGCCGCCGTGATCGTCTTGCCGTCGGCGAGCAGGTTGACCAAGCCGTCGTGGGCCTGCTGCGCCTGCTGGACCTGCTTGCCGAGCTGGACGACTTCGGCGCGCGCCTCGTCCCGCTCGGCGGTCAACTCGGCCACTTGGCGAAGGTGGGCCTCGAAGATTGCGCGGTGCCGCTCGGCATGCGCGGCTGCCGACGCCCGCACGCTGGCCAACTGGGCGCGCAGGGCGTTGTTGATGTCCGTCGCCGCCTGTGCCTGCTCCCGCATCGACTCAATGAAGATCTCGAAACTGCTCGCCGTCATCGCGTGGCTGCCACGCTCGTTCATTGCTCGCCAGCGGGCGGACATCCAGGCCAGTCGGTACCGCGCGGCGTAGCGCGCGTCCTCGTCGCCGAAGATCTCATCGACGGTCCACGTCGGCATGTCGCTCACCGGGATACCCCTGCCTTGCCGCGGGCGAGGATGGCGGCCATCTCCGCCTTGGTCCAGCCCGTTGTGAAGCCTTCGGGTTCGAACGGCTCGGGCTCAGAGAGCGGCACCGAGGTGAGCGGCACGGCAGGCTCTGTGGGGTGTGTCCAGGTGAACCTGGACAGCCAGCCGGCGGTGACGTCGTTCCACAGGTCCGGTTCGGCGACGGGCCGGTCGTCGGGGATCGGAGCGGCGAGCGGGTCGATGTCGAACGCCATCACCATCAGCTGTTCGCCGGTGCCGATCTCTTCGAAGTAGGCGACCAGTTCGGCGGCCTCTTCCTCTTCGGCCTGCGAAAGCGGCTCGTCCCGGGCGGCTTCGGCTTCGCTGCGCGCGTGGCCACGGTCGACGTTGCGCGGCTGCTCGGGGTCCCGTTCGTCTTTCACCTCGGTGCCGCTCTTGCGGACGCGGACGGCCACGGCCACACCGACACCGAGGAGGACGAGGATGCCGATTGCGATCAGGACGTCAGCCATGGTCGATCACCCGGCCCTCGATGCGCCCGTTCGACACCAGCTCAGACGGGCCTCGGAAGCCCTCCATCTCGACGAGCAGTTCGAACCAGGCGAGCGGGTCTTGGTCACCCTGGCCGTAGTCGGCGATGTACCAGCGGTACTGCTCACCGCCCGGCTCGACGTGCTGATCGGTCCGGTGAGCGACGGCCCACAGGTCGTCGTGCTGGTCCCACCAGGCGACGATGGTGCCTTCGGGCGGCTCCGGAAGGGTGTGCTCAGGCATTGCTCGCCTCCATGTCGAGGTCGGAGTAGCCGCCCTTGTCGAAGACGCCGACGAAGGCGACGACCGCAGCGGGCAGGTTGACGACGAGCGCAGGTTGGGCGAGGTCCAGGTCGTAGCCCTCGACGTGGCCGCTCACGGTCCGGTTGTCCGTCTCGCTGAACGCCTCGCTCCACACGCTCACCGACGCCATGTCCGGCACCGATGCGAGCAGGTAGTGGGCGATCGGGCAGTTCGACTCCTGATCGCGGCAGCCCCGGAAGCCCATCGCTGACAGGTTGGTGGCGACAGCGTTCGGTGTGGTGCCGAGAGCGGCGAGGGCGGAGGTCAGGCCCTCTTCGGTGAAGGGGTATGTGGTCGTCATGACCGCACCGCCGCAACGGTCAGCGGGGCGAACTTGGCGGGGTCCTGCGTCTGGCCGCCAACACACCGGCCCTCGACGCAGCGCTGCACACCGGTGGCGCTCCCGTGCCAGTGACCGTTCACGAGGAACCAAGGGTCGTCTTCGTTGTCGAATAGGCCGGTGACGTCTTCGGGGATCGTGTCGCCCTCTTCGATGACTGTGCCGATGGCGGTCACGCGGTCACGTCCTCGATGAGCTTGTAGCCGGTGGACGACGGCCGGAAGCGGTCCAGCCGGACGCGACCCGTGCGGCTGTTGACGCCGATGTCGCCGTCGTACCAGGTCTCGACCTGCGCGTGCGTGTCGCCGACGACGGTGACGCGGACCAGCCGCTTGCCCCTCTTCATCTCGGCGATTCGGGGGTCGTTGTCCTGCCAGAGCTGACCGGCGCGGACTTCGATGTCGCTCATGCCTTCGGTCCTTCCGGTGAGTTCTTCAGGGCGTAGCCCGTGACGCCGAGGACGAGCGCCCAGAGCAGCAGCAGGGAGATGCCGTTCACGACTGCGCCCCGTATCGCTTCATGCAGCGGTAGCAGTACGACTGGTGTCCGCCTGCAGGCCAGCGCTTCGCCCGGGGCGAGATCTCCTGCTCGCAGGCGCAGCAGAAGGCGTCGCGCTCGAATCGGTCGGCGAGCCGCTCGTACTGGTGGTCACCCAGCAGCGACCGCGCCATCGGGTCGAACCGGTCGGGCGTGAGGTGCTCCCGGAGCTGGACGAGGACGCCCCGAGCGCCCTCGCCGAACTCGCACTGCCAGTTCAGGGCGTTGATGCACAGCCGGAAGATGTCCTGCCCGCCGTCGATGGTGATCGTGGCCTTGCTGTCGCGGTGGGTGTCGCCGCCGGCGAACTCGAACTTGGCGTTCACGACTGCTCCCGGGCCATCTCGTCGAGCTGCTCGGCGGCGGACCGCTTCGCGCCGGCGACCGCGCTGAGGCTGGACGCCGCGTCGAGGAGGTTGACGGCACCGAAGACGACGCCTGCGATGAGGTCGAGGAGGTCGGCTTCGTCGCGGAGGCGGGCGGCGGTGGCGGCGTGCTGGACAGCGGTGGTCATGCCTGGCTCCCTCTGTGCTCGGCCAGGACCTGCATGCCGAGCGGCTCGATGCGGTAGTAGGTGCGGTTGGGCTGTTCGCGGCTGCCGCGCTGCTCGCCCGGCGTCAAAGCCCTCACCCACCCGTGCTTGACCAGCTCCCTGACCCGCTCGGTGACCCGCATCCCGAGGGCGAGGTCCCAGACGACGTGGTCTTCGAGGTAGACCCGGGCCGGGTCGGAGTGGATGGCCCGGAGTAGGGCGAGGCGGGTGCGGGTCGGGTAGAGGCCGTTCACGGCGCCGCTCATGAGGCACCGCCGATGACCTCGACGTGGTACTGCGCGAGCCCCGACAGGCGGGAGCCGGACAGCGAAGGCGCGTCGAGCAGGACCACCATCTCGATGTCGGGCTTGCCGTACGTCAGGGACCACGCCGAGTTGGGCTTCTCGGTGATGGCCACCACGCCGCCGGTGCCGTTCTCGTACGCCTCCGGCCACCGGTGACCGACGTGGCGGACGCGGACGCCGGCGCGGAGCTTCCCGTGCTGCTCGACGTCGCGGTAGCCGCGCTCGTGCAGCTCGGCGAGCATCTCCTCGGCGCGCTTCTGCTCTTCTGGCGTCATCTCGCTCATCGGGCTGTCACCACCGCGATAGCCGTGGCACCGAGGTAGAGCAGGACAGCCACGATGGCGATGCCGGCGGCGACGGCGAGGTTGCGGGCGAGGCGCTTCACGACTGCTCACCCCGGATCCACAGAGCGATGCGGTCCAGGCGACGCAGGACCACGGGGTCTGCGAACGGCGACCCGGATGCGACGTACGCCCGCAGCGATGCGACCTCTGTCGCGACGGCCGCCATCACGTCGCTTACTCCGGTGCGCAGGGCAGCGGGCGTCATCCCGGCGACGATGCAGTCCCCGGTGCCCCGGTAGTGCGGCCGAGCCGGGTTCTTGCACCAGCAGTCCGCGTTGCCCCACGGGTCCGCTCCGGTGCGCTCTTCAGCCGGCGTGACGGGCTGCTTGACGGGTTCGTTGACGGGCTGGTTGGCGGCGCGGTCGGCTGCGAGGCGGGCCGCGTGCGCGGCGACGTGGACGTTGAAGTCCTGCCCGGCGTCGGTCATGACGGGTTCCCTTCGGTGTCGGGGCCGACGAGCGCCTCGGCGAGCCCGAGGGCGAGCGCTTCGAGGCGGCACCACTCGTCGAAGCCGATGACCCGGATGCGGTTGCTGGAGTGCGGGTGGAACACGGGCCGGGCGGACTCGACGACGCCGGTGAAGATGCGCAGGGCGGCGTCACGGTCGACGGGCTTGCTGACGTGGAGGTCGGGGCCGGCGAGGGTCGTGACGGTCTGGACGACCACGTACTGCTGCTGGGTGAGGAGGTTCACAGCGCCACCAGCGCAGCCTCGGCACGCGCGGCCGTCGCGTCGAAGGTGGCGCCGTACGTGCGGGCCCAGCCGTGCGCGGCGTCGGCGAGGGTCACACCGGCCGGCATGTCGGCCTCGGTGGCGCAGACCTTCACCAGGTCGCCGTTGAACCGCTCGACGACCGCCATCTGCTGCTCGCCGCCGGTCCGTCCGACGGCCTCGATCGTGATGGTGTGTTTGTCGGTGAGCACTTGGTACTCTCCTTCTCGTCTGGGCGGTCCGCGCTTCGTGATGGGAGAGGCGGGCCGCTTTGCTGTGTCCCGGCAGGGCCGGCTATCGCTGGGTGCGCTCGTTCCAGAGCGCGAGGAGGTTGACGACCTCGGCGATGCGCCCGAGGGCGTCGCCGATGCGGGTCATCTCGTCCTCGGTCATGAGCGGGCCGAGGACGTCAGAGTCGATGCGGTCGAACACGTCGGCGAGCGCTTCGATCGCGGCGACGGGGTCGGGGCGGTCGAGCTCGTCCAGCTGCTCGCCGAGTTCTTGGGGGTCTCCCGCAGGAGCAGCGACGGACACCCCTGTCGCCGACTGCTCCTGCGGGAGTTCGACCGTGTCGGAGGACTGCCGGGGGGCTTCGTCCTGGACCTCGGTCTCATCGCCGTCGGCGTCGTTCGAGACGTCGCCGACTAGCGGCTGTGCGTCGGACGGCGCTGGCACGCCGTCCTCATCACCCGGGCCAGCAGTGCCCAGGTGGTCTGTGGTCTGGTGCTGGGCGCGGATCGCCTCGGCTTCGGCGATCGTGTTGAAGCCGTCGAAGACGACGCCGCATGAGCACTCGACGCCGCACTCGCCTGGTGTGCCGCCCCAGCCGGCGCGCTGGGTGTGCGCGGCGGGGGTGACGGCCGCCCCGTCCCCGTCGAAACCGGGGGCGGGGACGGCCGCTGGGGTGCCAGCATTGGCGGGCCGCGCCCCATCTGCCGCAGGGACAAGATCCGCGGCAGCCGTCTTCGTCAGGTGCGCCTCGACCGCGGCCTTCGCCGCCGGCACGAGGTCAAGCGGGTCCCCGCTTGTTCCATTTGGAACAAGCTGACCCGGGTTGAGCTGCCGGTTCACGGTGGCGACCCCGACACCGACCATGTCGGCGATCTGCCGCTGCGTCCGCCGCTGGTCCCGCGGCAGCTGCTGCTGCTCCGCGGCGACCATCTCGACGACGGTGCGCGCGACCTCCTTCGTCGGGCGCATCCCGAGGCCCGCGGCGACAGGCGCGACCCGCTCGTCCCACCAGTCGGCGAACGTGCCGAACCCCAGTTCGACCCACGCGGCGTGCTCGACGATCCAGTCGAAGTCGGCCTTGGCCGTCGCCATCGACCGCAGGAACGACCGCTCATGGCGGGCTGCTTCGTCCGCTGGGTCGGTGACGGCCTCCAGGCGCTGGTCCCGCAGGGCACGCAGCGCGGACCCGGAGTAGGTGTGGTGCCGGTTCTTCGCCATGGCTACGCCGCCTCGATGTCGAGGTCGCCGGCGGGCTCGTCGAGGAACCACAGGCGGAGTGCCTCGTCGGAGAACTGGACGTCGGTGCGCTCGCGGAGCTTCCGGCCGATGTAGGCCCAGCTGCGCTCGTCGGCGCGGAGGTTGCGGACGAAGTCGGCCAGCGGTTCACCGAGCTTCGCTTCGAGGAGGAGGACCGTCGGCGTTTGCTTCACGACCCATATCTTGGTCTCTCGCCAACTTTCTCGTCAAGCTCCCAGACCTAGTCCGTTCGGCCAGATGTCGGGGTGAGGTTGGCATGGGTTGCCGTTGGCAAATATGTTGGCGATACGCCAAGATGTGCGCATGACCGCGAACCCTGACGAAGGCGCGATCGGGGCAGCAACTGCCGCCGGGCCGCGGGTCGGACGCATCCCCGCCGACACCTTCAGCAACCGGCTCGTGCTCGCGCGAAGACTCGCCGGCATGACGATCGAGGAAGCCGCCGAAGCTGCGAATCTCAGCAAGTCCAGCTGGGCGAACTGGGAGAACGGCAGACGCCCACAAGGTCAGGTCGACGTGTGCCAGGCCATCGCGAGCGCGCTCGACGTCGACTTCAACTGGCTTCTGCTCGGCGGGGCACTGGAGTCCAGCAGGGGCAGACCCACCAAACGGTCAGTGCCGGGCGCCGGACGGGGTGATGCCGAGGGAAAAGCGGGCGACGTCAGTAACCTTGCAGTTTCAGCTGATGCCTGGTCGGCCGAGCCGATCGGCGAACTCGGAAACCGTCGCGGATCTGTTTCGACCGTTCGGCCATCCGACACTCGGCCGAAGGTGCGAAGCGATTCGTCTCGCTCGAAATCACCGTCTGTAGCGGGTAGACGAGCGGCCCCCATCTGGTGAGCCGGAACGATGAGCAGGTGCCGTCTTGGATGCCGAGGCGATCAACGGAACGTGAGGCCACGATCGCATATATGAGAGATCTTATCGATCGGCACGTCAGGCACTGCTTAGCCACCGGCCTCGCGGAGACCACCATCGACAAGCGGCAGGAGCTGCTCCACCGGCTCGACCGCACGCTGCCGATGGGCCTCGGCCAAGCCACCACCGAGGAGCTCCAGGACTTCCTCGCCCGCTACCGGAAAGCCGAGACGAAAGCGTCCTACTACGGGCACATCGTCGGGTTCTTCCGCTGGGCATGCGACCCGCACGCACCAAAGATCGACTACAACCCGGCGATCGGGCTCAGCCGGCCCCGGACTCCGCGAGGCCTACCGAAACCGGCCACCGACGATCAGGTCGCATTCGCGCTCGCGACCCTGCCCTACCCGTGGCTCGCCTACGTCGCACTCGCCGCGTACGAGGGCGCCCGCTGTATCGAGATCGCTCGGCTGCGCCGGGAGGACGTCACGGAGCAGGAGACCAGGCTGCACGGCAAGGGCGACAAGGTCCGCGTACTCAAGACCCACGCCGAGGTGTGGCGCATCGTCCGAGGCCTGCCGCCCGGGCCGATCGCCCACCGCGCCGCCGGCCGTGAACCGGTCGACGCCGACTACGTCTCCGCCAGCACCCGCGGCAAGCTGATCCGCATCGGCCTCGAAGGGATGACCCTCCACCGGTTCCGGCACTGGTACGCCACGACGCAGCTGAAGCCGGTGAAGTACGGCGGCGCCGGCGCCAGTATCCGGACAGTCCAGGAAAACATGGGCCACGCCAACCTGGCCAGCACCGCGATCTACACCCTCGTCACCAACGAGGAGCGAGCCGACGCTATCGACTCGCTCCCCACCTTCCGAGCCCCGGCATCCTGGTAGAAGTCGAAGCTTGCGCACAGTGTGAACCGCCCCGGATGCAGATGCATCCGGGGCGGTCTGCTGTACCGGGAAATCGACGCAGAGTCAGTGCGATCGGCCGGGGTCCTCGCCATACCTTCGGAGGATCGCCCTCACGTCCGTGGTGTCGCCATCGACATCGGCCGCGATCTCCTGCACCGTCCTGCCCTTCTGGAACCAGCGGAGAATCAGCTCGCCGAGAGTACCAAGGCCGTGCTTCGGCGGCTCGACCAACCGCGGCTCCGGATGGACGACGACGACATCGGCCTTACCTTCGACGTCGGCGGCGAGTTGCTGCACTGCCCGGGAGTCGAACGCAGCAACGACGTGCCGGATCCGGCCGGCCCGGGCGAGGTGGACGACGTCCTCTGGCTGCCAGTGCGGGACGATCGCGAGCACCGACCAGCGCTGACTCAGGGCGTAATCGATACAGGCGAGCCGCTGCTTGTCGGCTGGGGCGCCACGCTGGATGAAGATGACGGCTGGCACGTTCTCCTCCCGCTCCCCCAGAGTGGGCAGGCAAGGGGAAGCGGCGAGGGGCGCCGTTGCCTACACGGTCGGTTGAAACATTCCGGGGTGTCGGATCAAGGACAGTTAACCGACCGTACAGCGGACCGTAATGGATGCGTAATGTTCTGACCCATCCCCTGATCGGATGATCTCGCACCGTCAGTCCGCCAATACTTAGCGTCCGGAAACTACGTCGGTGGTCGATCCGCCACGAACACCGCCTGGCCAGGCTGGCCGCGGGTCCACCCCTCGACGCGCAGGATGCGCATCGCCGAGACGATGGCGTTCTGCTTCCACCCGTCGGCCTTCAACGCCGACGTCGACGGCAGGCGGTCGCCCGGCCTGAGTTCGCCGGATCGGATCTTCGCGCGGTACAGCTCGGCGAGCTGCTCGTACAAGGGCATGGCTGTAGGCATGGTCAAACTCCCTGGGTCGCACCCCAAGGTGACCATCGCGGTGTTGACCATGTCAACCATGTCGAGCAGCTTACTACCTACTCGACTATGTCGAGTAGGTGCGCTACGGTCGAGCCGAGCCCCGCTCCCTGGGTCGCACCGGGACGGGGGCTCGCCCCGGTGGACGCGGGACCAGCTGCGAGCCGCGGGCCGGCACCTGCGGCCCCGCGTCCACCCCCACACCTCCGGGGAGGAACCGTGGTCACCGACAGCGGTATCAGGCACCGGCGGTGCTGGTGGCGGCTCGACCGGCACTGCGCCGGCTGCGCCCAGCCCTGGCCCTGCTACGTCGTCATCGCCGCCCGCGCACGCAGCTGGTGGCGGTGGGCATGACCTCCGTCGACGTCGAGGCCATCACGACCTTGACCGCCCAGCACGTCGTCGGCCGGACCGTCGAGGACGACGGCGAGCTGAGCTTCTGGGTCGAGGACGGCGGCGGGACAGCGGTGGAGCTGACCCACGAGATCGGCAACCCGGAACTCGCCGCACGGCGGATCACCGAGTTGGCGAACGCGCTGCACCTGCACGCCGAGCGGATCCGCGGCCGGAACCGGGTCGAGGTGTCCTGGACCTGAACCCGCGGGTGCAGGCGCTGCTGATCGCGGTGGCCGGTGCTGGTCGTGGTCTTCACGGTGAACGCAGTACTGATGGTCGGGCTGGCAATGGCGGCTCGGTAGGGGTCATCCGTTCGGGGGATGCGAACGCAAGCGCTTGCGTTGCATGATGGACGCATGACACAGAGACCGCGAGACCCACTCGGAGCCCGAGTCGACCTCACCGTCCGCGGCCGGCGCGTCCTGATCGTTGAGGACCTCGCCGAGAAGCTCGGCAAGACCCCGAGCGCGATCCGCTCGACCATCCACCGGCAGCAGGTCGTGCCGGCCGGTTACGTCACCCGGAACGTCCCCGTCTACTACCCCGAAGACCTCGGCATCAAGGAGGAGCAGTGACCGTCCAGCTCAGCACCGAGAACGCAACGCTCCTCGCCCAGATCGGCGTCAAGAACGCGCTCAAGGCACGCGCTGCGTGGGAGCAGGCGCAGGAGTCGGCCTACGAGATGGCGAAGCTGGCCATCAACGCGGGAGCGGACCCGGACGAGATCATCCGGCCCCTCAACGACGTCCTCGGCTCCGACCACCTCGGCGAGCTGGCCATGCTTGGCAACTACGTCCAGGACCAGCAGATGGTCGCGACTGGTTGAACGAGTCATCTTGCAACGCCGAAAAGCGCCCCACCCGAAGACCGGGTGGGGCGCTCTCGTTGATCCCGTTGGACCCGGGAAGCGGCAGGGGGTCAGTAGCCGCGGGCCTGCCGGACCGTCTCCGGGACGGACGGCGGGTACTCCGGTGCCTTGCCGGCGCCCAGGCCGACCAGCAGCTTCCCGAGCCACGGGTACGCCTTCTCCACCGCGCGGGCGACGGCGTAGTAGACCGCCGTGACGAGCGCGGCCACGCCGACGACGAGGGAGCTGGAGGCGTCCTCGGGGACGACGACGTTGTAGTTGGTGGCGAGCCAGGTCAGGAACGCGCCGACACCGATCGGCACCCAGGTCCGAACGAGGCTGGTGATGAAGTCGTTCATGGGGCACTCCTTCGTGGAGCTGTTCAGGGGAACCGGCGATTGCCTGAATGGCGGCCGGGGTGGTTCAGGGTTCAGGCGGTGACCCAGTCCTCGGCGAGGATGTCGGTCTGCGAGGCGACCCACGGCACGTACTCGCCGTCGACGGTCCGCATCGCCAGATAGGGGCGGATCACGATGGTGTCGCCCTCGTTGACGTGGAAGGCCTTGGCCGAGTTCGCGTTGGCCGGCACGCCCTGCGGGTAGCCCGGCTGCAGCGCGATCCACATGCCCTTGCCGTTCCAGCCGTCGCGGGCTGCGCGGCCGCCAGCCTTCAACGCGTTCAGAACTGCTCCGAAATCCACACGATCTCCTTCAGGGGTATTAGGGATAGACCGCGCCCCGGCCCGCGTGCTACCCGCTACCCCTAGACGGGGACGCAGGCCGGGGCACGACAGAACGCCCGCGGCCTGTCCGGCCTACGGGCTAACTTGAGGGGAGTGGAAGAGCAGAAAGCACCGAAGTGCGGTGCGATCAAGCTACGACCGACCGCGACCGGTGACGTCGAGGTGCGATGCACGAAGGCGCCGGGGCATGTCGAGCGCGGCGACCCGGACCACTACGGGAAGACGGGGCTGTTCCCGTTGACCTGGACCGACTAGGGCGTCGGCGGCCGGCCGCGGAGGAGCGCGTCGTGCTCGCGCAGGCTCGCCTCTATCCGGCCGACAGAGTCCTTCATCGACCCGCCGCCGTTCGGGGTGACCTCGGCCCGGACCCGTGCCATGTCGGACTCGACGGCGGCGAGCCGGTCCATGATGCCGGGACGGGCGGGGACGCCGGGTCGGGCTGGTTCACCGCGGAGGTCGTCGAGGAGGTACCCGACGCTCCGGATTCCACGCCACGCCTTCTGCACGAGCCACCCCAATGCCGTCAGGCCGGCGACGATGCCGGCGATCGTTGCCGCGAGGCTTGTCACGTGGTTCACCTATACCCCGCGTTCGTGTGGTTCAGACGGACAGGTGGGTGGCGTTGATCGCCGCTTTCACCTTGGCGTCGATGATCTCTTCGATGTCGGCGAGCGTCGGCAGCAGCGGGCCGAGCTGCTCGACGACGAGCGCTGCGACGGCGGCGGGGTCGACACCGCCGGACTTGAGCGCAGCGACGTCTCCGGCGACCGCGGTCAGGTCACGGCGCAGCGCGAGGAGCGGGTTCGGGTAGCCGACCTTTGCCTGCTCGTTCCACGGGTAGTCGAACTTGATGACCTCCGTGCCGGCGACGAGGGCGGTCGCGGCGCGTTCGGCGTTGGCGATGAGCTGTGAGTCAGCCACGGAGTAGCTCCCTCCGGCGGCGGTGCCGCCGATCGCGGCGCTGACCGCGCCGAGGAGTCGGTCCCAGGGGAAGTTGCCGCCCGGGTCGGTGTGGTCGGTGCCGCCCCAGGCGAGGCGCATGTCGTTGTGCCCGTAGAAGGCTCTGACCTTGGGGTTGGCTTTCATCTCCGCGACGCTGGCCCGCCGGACCTGGAACCCGGCGAGGTCCGGGTCGTTGCGGATCAGCCACGCGAGGCAGTAGCCGAGCCGGTCCCACGCAACCCGGTCCAGCCACTGTTGCCGGGTCCAGCTGTTCAGGCCGGTGATCTCGACCGCGTACGCGTTCTCGTTCCCGGTGCCGCTGCCGGCGTGGCCGGCTTTCGCCTCGGTGTCGAGGGACTGGGTGACGCTGTCGGCGTCGGCGTACAGGTGCGCGGACGTGCCGTCGGGCCGGCGGGTCGCGTAGCTCGCCTCGTTGCTGTCGGAGGCCGTGTTCGCGGTGGCGTGGATCGCGATGCCGAACTTCCGGTCGTCGGCGTCGCGGTAGCTGTTGCGGCCCTGCACGTACGGGATGCCGGGGATTCTCATGCGACCCCCTCCGGTAGGTGCACGACCGTCACCGGCCGGCCAGCCGGGTGGTCTTCGCCGACGAACCCGAGCTCGTCCGCGTACCAGGCCCTGCCGACCTTCGCCTGCTCGGTGACGTCCTCCGCGGTGAAGCTGTCGACGCCGTGGGCGGCGAGCCAGTCCCGGGCCGAGTCGCGCGGGCCGCTCAGGCCGGCCGCGTGCCCGTCGAGGATCAGGCCGTGGCCGGGGAGGTGGAACGGGTCACGCGGGCTCATAGAGGATCACCCCGTGGATCTGGTCGTTGGTCGCGAAGGTCTGCGGGATCGTCGGGGTCGCCACACCGACGGTGGCAGTGACGATCTTCAGCTTGGTGTTGTCCTGGAACTTGCAGACAGCGGCCTTGTCGAGGGTGCCGGAGTCGAGGATGTAGCAGGCCCCGACCGCGTACGCCACAGACGTCACCGAGGGCGTGACCGGCACCGAGATGAAGTACGTACCGGTGCCGTACGTCGTCGTGCCGCCCATGATGAGCCCGAACTCGAAGAGGATCAGGTCCGAGTCCGTCGGCTGCCGGTAGCGGCCGACGAGCGTCCCGTTGTTGACGACCGGCTGAGTGCCTGAACTGGACCACGCGATCGAGGCGTAGTTGTCCCAGCCGGGCTCGTTCAGCTCATTGAACTCGGCGTCGGTCGGTTCCTGGCCGGCGTTGAAGAGGCTCACAGCGCGACCACCCCCGCCTTCCAGAGACCGACCGCGGTGGCGGCGAGGTGCGATTTGACGACACCGTTCACGGACCTGGTGACGGTGAACGTCTGCGGCGAGCTCGCGCCGGTGATGTTCGTGACGGTCATCCGTTCACCGCCGACCCCGATGTCGAAGCTTGTCGCGCCGGTCTTCCACAGCGACCCGCCGGTGCTCGCGACCGACAGCGACGTTGTGCTGGAGTTGATACCGGCGTTGAGCGTCGACCCGGCCGACGCGAGCCGGCCGCGGTTCCCGCCGCCGGCGATCGTGAAGACGTTCCAGGGCCGGGCGGGCCCGGTGTTGATCGCGACCCGCCAGGTGAAGCTGTCGAAGACCTCGGTGTACCCCTCGACGATCAGGTCCAGGTCGTCCGGTGGCAGTCCGGGCGGGACGTTGGTGATGGCGAGGCGGGACCCGACGTCCGTGTCCAGCCAGTCACCGACGAGGTCGGAGTTGCGGGTGAGGTCGAGGCTGATCTGCGGGTAGCGGATCTCCCGGACCTTGCCCATGCCGAGCCGCCAGTCCGCCCGCGGCCGCATGTCCGCGTCGGTGTTGCTGTTGATCGTGACGGAGTCGGAGTAGATGCCGACGAGCCGGGCGATCTCCAGGTCGGTCGCGACCGCGGCACGGGAGCCGCCGGACCGGTTGATGGTGACCTCGGTCCGGAGCAGGTAGTCGTCGCGGATCCCGGAGAAGCCAGCGCCGACCTGCCCCTGGTCGTGGTCGAGGGTGAGCGCGACGGTGGCGTTCTGCCGCATCGTCCGCGGCAGCAGGATCAACTGGCCCTGCTTGCCGTCGAAGAGCACACCCTCCTCGGTGAGCTCACAGTCGCGGAGCTGCTGCAGCAGCGTCGTCTGCCGCTGCTCACCCATCGCCTGTACGGTGGAGCCGTTCGTCGCGCCGTCGGCGCTGCCGAAGAACACCGGGATGTTCTCCTCGGTGGCCAGCCGCGCGAACCGCGCCGACGTCAGCTCGCCGGCGTAGCCGGAGGCGAGCTCCGCCCCGTTCGTGAGGATGAGGCTGTTGCTGGCGGCGAGGAGGTGGCCGATGACCTGCCCGCCGTTGGTGAACTGCAACGCGTCGTGGCTGAAGAGGCTGATGTTGCCGTTCGTGCCGGCGACGGACCCGACGAGGAGGGCGCTGGCGTCGCTGTCGTCGGTGTTGACGGTGATGTCCCACTCGATGTTCCCGGCGAGCTCGTACGCGTTCACCGCGACGTACAGCTGCCGGTCGAGGATGTCGCCGTACGGCAGTGCACCGGTGCCGGCGCCGAGGACGTTGACGTTCGCGGCGTTGAACCCGCCGATCGTGAACGTCCCGTCGGTGTTGATGTAGACCGCCCACAGCCGGACGGTGCTCGTCGGGCACGCCCAGGCGATGACCGCGGTCTGAGCAGCCGGCGCCGGGACCTGCAGCGCGAACCGCACACCCCACTCGGTGGAGGCGGCGTACGCGGGGACGGGCGCCCGCCACGACGCCGCCGGACCGCCGGTCGGCAGTGACTCCGACCCGGCGAACCCCGACGCTGACCCGGGCCGGACGTCGGTGAACTGGACCGCCGGGCCTCCGGACACACCGGACGCGAACATCGTCGCGCCGGAGTCGTCCTCCATCGGCCAGTACGCGACGACCGGTGGGGTGGTCGCGTACGTCTCCTTGGTGCTCGCCCGGTACAGGGCGGACTTGAGGGCCTTGCCCAGGCCGAGGCGGCGGAGCTGCCCGGATGCGGTGATGTCGGCGAACGCGACGGTCTCCGACTCGTCGGCCCAGCTGGTGGGCCACTGGTCGACGTAGCCGGTGAACTGGTACCGCGGCCCGTCGACCATCGAATAGCTGTCGAAGTCGATGCTCGCATTGGCGTTGGTGTTGCCGGTCTCCCGGATCGACGTCAGGCCGAGCGTCCCGGTGTTCGCGGCGAGGGTCGCGTCGTCGGTGCCGTCGAGCTGCCACGTGGTCGGCTCGTCGGTGCCGTCCTGCCACGCCTTGACCCGGACGGCCTGCAAAAACGTCTGCACCCGGATCCACACCCACGTCGACGTGGAGTGGGTGAGGCCCGTGTCTTCGGACGCGACGACCGTGTCAAGCGCCGCGGCCCGCTCGACGAGCCGGACCGTGATCGCTCCGGACGTCGCGAACTGCAGCTCAGCGCGGGCACTGGCGGCGCTGCTCACGTACCGCAGCAGCAGGCCGGCGGACTGCGCTGCACCGGTCGACAGCGCGTTGACGCGGACCTTCACCGTCTGGTCAGAACGCAGGATCGACAGGCCGAGCTGCGAGTGGTGCCGGGTCGCTGCCGCGGTGTGGAGGTGCCGGCCGCCGGACGCCGCGGCGACGGAGTAGTCCGACGCGGCTCCACCGGTGTTCGTCCATGCCCCGCCCGAGTCGGCGTTGCCCCAGCTCGACGCCTCGGTCCGGTTGAAGCTGTCGGACAGCTGGTTGTCGTTCGGCCGATTCAGCACCCGCAACGGGGTGTTCTGGTCGATGAGCCCGTAGTACGGCGACATCGGGTTGTCGGGGACCCAGATGCCGTCGGGGTTGAGCAGCACCAGGGAGCAGCTTGACGGACCGGTGGTCGCGTACCGGTCGCGGCGGCCGCGGGTGATGCTGATCTTCGACGGTGCGTGGGTGTAGGACGTGATGTCGGTCCATGACCACCCGGTCGGGTTCGCGCCGGGGAGGTCGGCGCCGGGGGCGAGTTCGACTGTTGGATGGAAGCGGACGGACACGTCATCACCTCTTCACCCGATGTGATGTTGGCGCGTGTCCGTCACACTGCGGAACGTGTCCACCCCTGACGCACCGATCCGGCCCGCCGAGATGTCCCCCCGCCGCCCGTTCGGCCTGGCCTGGCTCCTGATCGCCGCAGTGCTCGCCGGCGGCGGCATCGTCGCGTACATGGCGGCGACCGGCGAGGCGCCACCGGTGCACGCCGAGCCGGCCCAGTCGGCGAACGCGCCGACATCCGCAGCGACATCCGCGGTGGCACTGCTGACAGAGCGCGAGACGTGCGAGAGGCTCAACCCGCCGCTCCGGAAAGCGTCGGCGATGTACACCGCCTACATGCGGGACGGCACGACGCCGACGAGCGAGGCTGCGGCAGCGCTGCGGGCCGAGCTCCGCGAGGTGCAGAAGGTCGCCTACGCCGACATGAGCCCTCACATCGGCCAGGTCATGAAGGGCGTGTCGCTGCTCCCAGCGGGCGGTGCCGGCATCAGCTTCCGGGACTGGGACTACGCCGGCCAGCACCTGACCACCCGGTGTGCCGGCGTGAGTTAGCGGGCCGTGACTGCCTGGCCGTTCACGAACAGCTGGATCTGGCCGGTGTCGACGAGCTTCTGGATGAACGTGCCGAATTCGCCGCCGCCGGAGACGACGAGCCTTGACGGCACGCCCGCCGTTTGCCCGGCGGCCGGGCCGCTCCGGGACATCTGGCTGACGAGCCGCTGCGTCTGTGCAGCGGTCGACACGAACTGGCCCATGTTGCCCCAGACGATCTCGGGGCCCTCTTCACCGACGAGCATCGGGCCGGTGCCGGTGACGGTGCCGCCCTCGGCGTAGGCGCTGCCGGCGTTGCGGCGCTGATCACCGCCGGAGACCACGCCCTCGACACTGACGTTGCCGACCTGGCGGACTCTGACCGTGACGGTGACTTCCTTGCTGTAGTAGCTCTCCATCAGCCGGCGGGCCGCCTCAGCACCGATGCCGGTCTTGGCGATCAACCGCTCGAGGTTCGCGAGCTGCTGGTTGTAGGCCGCGGTGGCAGCGTCGTACGCCTCCTGGGTGCCGCCGCCGGCCGCGATCGCCGCGTCACGCTGCCGCTTCAGGTCTTCGATGGTCCGGTTGATCATCGACAGGTTGTCGGCGCCCTTTTGCGTGTTGATGTCGATCGTGGCGCCGTTCTCCCGGAACGCCTCGGTCAGGTCGCGGAGGTCGTTCGCCACCGCGATCTCAGCGTTGCTGACACCGAGCAGCACGTCGCGGGTTTCGTTGAACTCGTCGTTGAGCCGTTCGACGGTGGCCAGCGCGTCGCGTTCCGCCTGGTCGATGCCGTAGAACGCGGTCGTGCCCGATTCGCCGACGCTGTCGAGGGTCGGGCCGAGACGCGACGCCTGGTCCTCGAACTGGCCGAGCAGGGTGATCCCGAGACTTATCCCGCCCGAGCCGATCGCGGCCTCAACAGGGTGGTCCTGGATGTAGGTGTACGTGTCTTCCGCTGCCTCGGTGATCGCGCCGAAGGCACGGACGATGCCGGCCACGACGGTGATCGTGTCCCGCAGGGCAGCTGCGCCGCCCTCCGCCCCGTCAGCGATGTCGGAGAACGCGTCCCCCGCGGCGTCGCCGAGTTCGATGAGGCCTTCCGACAGCGCGAGCACGGCCGGTTCGCCCTTGTCGACCATCGCCGATACGCCGCGCAGGATGCCTGACGCGAGGCCGCCGAGCCCGTCGACGAGCGGATCCACATACTTCGCCGCGTTGGCGAACATGTCGTCCAAGTCCCACGACTCGACCAGCGGACCGATGTCGCGGATCGCCTCGAGCGTCGGGCCGGTGAACACCTCGGTCGCGCCGAGGAACTCTTCCTTGACCGTGTCGGCAGCGCTGGCCCACTCGGCCTTGAACTTGTCAGGGTCGCCCATGATCGCACCGGCGATGCCAGCGCCGGCGACACCGAACCCGGCAAGGCCGGTGAGCGCGCCGCCGAGGGCGGACAGCAGCGGCACGGCGGCCGCGGCACCGAGCGCGGCCCCGGCCGAGCCGAGCACCGGGGTCGGCATGCCCTGCAGTCCGTTGCCGACTCCGTTGCCGGCGCCGAGCGCCCGCCGGCCGAGCCGGGCCAGGAGGGAGTTGTTCTCGTTGTTGCGGCGTTCTTCCTCGTCGCGGCGTAGCTGCGCACGGTGTGCTTCCTCGGCGAGCCTGGCCAGGCGGTGCTGGTTTTCGACGTCCTCGTCGGCGATCCGCCGGCGGGTCGCCTGGAGCCGGGCCAGTTCCTGCTGCTGCCGCTCGATCTGCCGCAACACGGCCGGGTCGCCGCTACGCGCGTACTCGCTGTTGAGCCGCTGCAACTCGCGGCGCACGTCGCCGAGCTGATTGTCGAGCTGCGCGGCCGCGGCGGTGGAGTTCCGGAACCCGGCCCGCAGCCGCTCCGCGTCGAACCGCTCGTTGGAGACGTCGGCGAGGCGCCGCTGCAGCCGCTCCAGCTCGGCGCTGAGCTCCGCGGACGGGCCGTTGTTCGCGATCTCGTCGTTGACCCGGTCGAGGGCCCGCTGCGCTTCGTTGGCCTCGGATTCGAGATGATCAAACGACCGCGCGAGCTGGTCGGTGATCCGGGCGGCGCGGGCGGACCCTGATGCGACATCGTTGAGTGCCGCCTGGGCGCGGCGAGCATCACCGCGGATGTTGAGGTCGAGATCGCTCGCCACCGGTCACCCCCTACAGACCGCGGTCCATCCACGCCTTGATCATGCTTTTGCCGAAGTCCCACCGGTCGGCCGGAAAGCCGTTCGGGGTCTCGAAGTCGGCGAGGCGCAGGCCAGGGAAGTACCGCAGGAACAACATCTCCATCGCCCGGTCGGGGATCTCTACGGACTCGTCGTAGCTGCCGAATCCGTCGGAGCTTTTCCCTCGTCGTCCTCTTCCTCGCCGTCTTCTTCGGTCTCGTCGGCGCCGTAGTTGATCCGGAGACCGTCGGCGATCAGGTCGAAGACGACCTCACCGTCCTTGTCGTCCCACGGCACCCTGATCCCGTGGCCCCACAGCGCCAGCCAGACGAGCATCGGCAGAGCGTCGGGGTGGCGGGTCAGCCGCATCCGCACGACCGGCTCGTTGTTCTCGTCGAGCTTCGGCGAGCTGTCCTCGTTGAGGACCGGCACCGGGATCGGGTTGTTGTGCTCGTCGAGCTCGGGCACGCCGCGGAGCTGGTCGATCAGCCAGCCGTACGGCCGCTTCGTCGCGGTCTCGAACGCTGTCCGCTGACGGATGCCGACCTCGACGAGGTTGAACGGGATCGGGCCGGTGACGCCGAGCCTCGCGCAGTCTTTCGGGTGCAGGGTGATGGTGCCCATAGGGGTATTAGCCTCGCTCGATAGATTGGATGGTCTTGTCGATGGCCGCCTGGCACTTCGCCTCGAAAATGGCCCGGTCCGACCGGATTTCCTCGTAGAACCAGGGCTTGCCGGAGCTCGCGGCCCATTTGCTGCGGTTGCCCATGATCGGGTGCCGCCACCGCTTCCCGGAGTCCATGTGGAACGGCAGGTTCCGGGCGTCGCCGAGCCGACCCGTCTTGACGACGAACCGGACCCGCGGCGTGTCCGACCCGGTCCGGACCTCCAGCTCGGTGACCGCCGCGATCCGCCGCCGCAGACCCTTGCCGGCGCGTCGCTCGCGGAACGGGCGGCCGCCGGCGCGGTAGCCCTTGACGTCCATCGACGTCATGTTGCGTTTGACCCGCTTCAGCGTGTCCTGGCCGGCGTCGCGGAACGCCTTCGTCAGCTCCGCGCGGAGGACGCCCCTCGCCCGCCGCAGGCGCCGGGACAGGTCCTGCAGCTGCCCGGCGCCCACGATGGTGAGGGAGAGCATCGGGTCAGCCGACCTTCGCGATGGTCGAGGCGGCGTTCCACTGCGAGGAGATGGCGACCGCGCCGGCGACACCACCGTTGATCGAGAAGTCGGGCAGGATCGTGCCCCAGAAGTACTTCACGACCGACAGCAGGTTCGGGTACAGGTAGAACTTCCGTGCGAGCCCGTCCGTCGCCGCGGTGTACGTCTGGGCGGTGGAGTCGTCGTGGAACCCGTCGAAGTTGCCCGAGGCGTCGGCCAGGCCGGCGACATAGACCTTGTTGCTGTCGCCCATCGCGCTGACGTCGATCTTCTCGACCGTGAAGTTGATGGACCAGCTGGCGAGGTACGGCACCGGCTCGGCGACGGCGGTGTCGCTGGCGATGCCGAGGTAGACCCGGCCGTTGCGCCCGTGGTAGCGACCCATGCGGCTACTCCTTCTCCATGAGCCGCATCAGCGCGGCGGCGTTGTTGTCGAACGTGCGGTCTTGCACTGCCGTGCGCGCCGCGAGGGCGAGTTCGGCACGCTGGTCGGGGTGGTCGAGGTAGTAGCGGAGCAGCGCGGACGCTTCCTCCGGCGACCCGAAGCGGGGCAGCATGTGCAGGACCTCGTCGCCCTCGCCGCGCGGGTCCCGCAAGAAAAACGCGCCGCACGCCGCGAGCTCAAGCTCCCGCGGGCCCATCGACCAGCCGGCCGACAGCTCGGGACGGTTCGCCTCGCGCCGGTAGAGGTTCATGCACACCGCGGTGGAGCGGTAGATGGCGGCGGCGTCCTCGTTGTCGAGGCACTCCTCAACGTCGCCGGGGACGTACTTCCGCAGCGGCGAATCCTCGGCGAGGCGCTGCCAGTTGCCGGCGAGGAGCACGTCGATGCCGTCGAGGTTCATCTGCTCGAGGAAGTGGATCCGCGACTCGTAGCCGGTGCCGACGAAGCTGAAGTCGCAGGCCAGCATCGGGTCGGCCGGACCTGGGTGGTGGATCGACGGCCGGTACGCCTTCGGCATGTAGACCGTGCGCGTGAGCGCCCGCAGCGCGGCGAGGTTCGTCGGGTCGTCGGCCAGCACCAGGTCGACGTGCGGCGCCAGCTTCAGGTGCCGATCGTGCTCGTACGGCTCCTCGGTGCACAGCAGCACGACCTTCGTACCGTCGCGGCGCGCCTGCTCGAGCACGTCGGTGTCGGTAAAGAACCCGCTGACGATGAACAGGACGTCCGGCCGGATCTTCCACAGCGCCGCGGCCAGCCGGTCGACGGCGAGGTGGGTCGCCTGCTCGCCGGTAAGGGCCTTCCGGAACGTGTCGGGTCCGGCCTGCAGCAGGACGTTGTCGTAGAAGGTGAGCGCGTCGCCGAGCGGGAACGGTGCGACCTTCTCACCGGCGGCGCGGAGCGCCTCGAGCCAGCCGGCGTACGTGTCGTGCACGCTGAACGCGGGCCCGGGATGGACAGCGAGCCACCTCACAGGAGCACCTCCACGGGGAACTCGGCGCCGAGGTATCGGGTGGCGCCGTACGTGTAGGGGCCGGGGTTGCGGGGTTGGCCGAGGCGGGTGGAGTCGACGAGCCCGCCGAGGGTCGGGTCGGCGTTGACCGCGGCGACGAGCGATGAGGCGCCGGTCGGGGCGAGGAACGGTGTGAGGCGTGACCATGCGGCGCGGTTGTCGCCCCACTGGACGAAGACGTTGACGATGAGGTCGAGGTCGGTGACGTCGCCCATGGCCACGTCGTAGTCGGCGATGCCACCTTCTCCCTCGCCGAGGGATACGACGATCGCCGGGACCGTGCCGAGGTCGCCGGGCGGGAACGCGTGCCGTTTCGCCAGACCGTCGACGTCGACGAACCGGGCGGCGAGGGCTTCCATGACGTCGAGGAAGTCGGTCATGCGACGAGCACCGCGTCACGCCGGTACGGCTTGAGAAACTTCAGCGCCCGGGCGTTCTCGCCGACCTGAACGGTGAACTCGCCCTCGCCGGCGACGCCGAACGGGCTGTCCTTGAGCCGGAACGTGTCGGCGGCGATGATCCGGGCAGCGGTCCGGATGGCCGGCGGGACCTTCGGCCAGCCCCACACGCCGGTGATCTGGACGGTGTCGAGGCGTCCCTGCGTACCGGTCGGGAAGGTGCCGGTGGTGAGGACGAGCTCGTCGTACGGGCGCCGCTCGGGCGCCGCGCCCGGGTTGTAGGGCAGGAGCCGGTAGCCGCCGCTGAGGGTGGTGGCGAACGTCCCGTCGCCGGCGGTGTCCGTCTTGACGGCGGACGCCGACACGAGGTCGCAGAACGCGGGCAGCCGCACCGTGGTGTAGCAGTCGGCCGGCTCGAACGTCCGCGCCTCTGAGAGGCCACGCCAGAACACCCGGTCGCAGTGCGTCTCGATCCACCGTGACGCGGCGAAGCATGCGGCGTGCAGCTCGTCGTCGTCCTCGGTGGAGTCGATCGACAGCCGCGACTTCAGGGTGGACACGGGGCAGTACAGGTGCCCGAGCTGGGTCTCCTGGACGTCCCAGGTGCCGACCTCGGTGTCGACCGCGGTGCCGGTACCGACCCATTCGTAGGTCCAGGTGCCGTCCTCGCTGCAGGCGATGTCCTTGCGGTAGACGCCCGTTCCGGTGCGGGTGATCTCCGCCGCGGCGTACGTGTAGGTCGTTTCCGCGCCGAGCGGGTCGGTGATGATCAGCGACACTGTCGTCGGGTCGGTTGCTGTGCCGCTGACCGTGAAGGTGTTCGAGACCGTCGCCAGTTCGGACGCCGAGGAGAAGAACACGCTGGCGCTCACGTGACACCTCCGCTCGATGTGGCACGGGCCGTGACGGCCGCGGTGGAGGTCCGACCTGCGGAAACCGCGGACGAGCTGTCGACGGCCTCGGTGACCGCAGCGGTGGACGTGGCCCGGACCGGGTCGGTGCCCGGTGTCACGACCGTCGCGGTTGCGGTCAGCACTGCTACGGCGGTGAGCGTGGCCTGTGCGGCAGCGGCGACAGCGGCGGCCGCCGAGACGCTCGCCGTGGTCGTGAGTGCTGCTGCAGCGTCGGAAGGGCTGAGAACGTCGGCGGTGGCGGTGATGGTCGCCGTGACGGTTGCCGCCGCGGTCGTGGGCCGGTCCGCCGCAGCGGCTGCCGTGAGCGTGGCGGTGACGGTCTGAGCGGCGGTCGTGGGTCGGTCGACGGCACCTGCCGCGGCGATCGAGGCAGTTGCGGTCACAGTGCCGGCTGCGGCCCGGTCGACCGCGGCCGCCGCCGTGCGGGTCGCGGTCGCTGTCACTACGGCAGCTGCCGCGGCCGTGACTGCGGCGGCTGCGGTGACCGTCGCCGTGATGGTCCGCGCTGCAGCTGCGGCCCGGTCGACGCTGCCGGCGGCTGTGAGCGTGGCTGTTGTCGTCGCGGCGGCGTCCGCGCTGTGCGTGGTGCCGCCGCCAGAGCGGCCGACCGCCACGCTCGCGCCGAGACCGTAGCTCCACACCGGCACCGAGGACGACGCCACCGACGTGTTCGTGAGCGACGTCTGGTTGGCGCCGTTGCCGGTGAGGTCGATCATCGACTGGCCGGTGGCGTGCTGGTCGAGGAGCCACAGGCCGTCGGGCGCCATGCCCAGTGCGGCGAGCAGCGTGTAGGGCAGCTGCTCCCACTCGGGATCGGACAGTGCCCGCTTCACGGCGCCGTTGAGGAGGATGTCGCCGTTGAAGAAGTCGGTGGTCTGCCAGCGGCCGATTTGGATCCGGCCGCCGGTCAGGTCTGTCGAGTCGCCGCCGGTGCCCGCGGCGGCGTCCGCGTGCGTCCACGTATTGGTGTCGAACACATACTTGTGGCCGCGGGGAACCGAGGTGCCGGATGCCCGGCTGACGCCCGCGAGGACCCAGTTGTCGGAGGTGGTGATTCCGACGGTGGTGTCCTTGTTGCTGGTGCCGATGATCAGTTGGATGGTGTTGGTGTTCGAGAACTGCAGCGCCAACTTGGAGCTGTTCGCCGATGTCTCGATGCTCAACGGGGTGTGCCAGGCGCCGTTCGCGCCGCGGCGGCAGATCGTCCACAGGGAGTGCCCGGACGAGCCGATCCCGACGAGCCCGCCGATGCTGCCGGTGATGTAGTCAGCGCCGGCGAAGGTGCGGGCCATCGGCTACTGCCCTTCGATGACGGTCCTTCCGGCCCGCCACCAGCACACCAGGGCGAGCAGTGCCGCTTTCTGGTTGGCGGTCGCGGCCGTGCGGAAGGCGACGTTGAGAGCGGCGTTGAACGACGTCGCAGGCACCGACGAACCGGCGGATTCCGCCCAGTCGTCGACGTTGTCGACCGCGGTCCGCAGCACGCTCTTCACGAACGCGCACGGCTCCCCGACGACGGTGCGCATGAACGCCCGGGCGACCGCGTCCCTCTGCTGGGTTGTGAGTACCGCCATGGCCCGCTCCCTACGTGGTCGTGTAGGTGAGAGCGGCCCCGACGAACTCGGCGTCGCCGGTTGCGGTGTCGCCGCCGGCGGCGCCCTGCCGGGCGATCCGGACGACGACGAAGTCCCCGGCGGCGACGCTGTCGGCGTTCGTCATCGTGATGCTCGCCTCGTCGAGGTGGCCGGCCGTGCCGGGCACGGTGACGGTGGCGGTGTTCGCGGTGGCGAAGACCTTCGCGTCGACGTCGGTGCTGTCGCCGTCGGTGACCGCGGCGATTGACCCGGCCCAGATGACGTCGCCGGTCGTCGCTGACGCCATCTTGTACTGGACCTTCAGCACCGGAGCTGACGCGTAGTCGGCCGGCATCCGGAACGACCAGCTGGCCCATTCCTCGGTGGCCGCGTCGAACCACAGCTCCAGGAAGTACGGCGCCGGCGCGCTGCCGGACGACTTGCGGCGCTGCAGGGCCGGCGCGAGGTTCGTCGCCGAGCCGTCCGGCAGCACGGCGCCGCCGACGGGCAGGAGGATCGTCCCGGTGGCCATGCGCTACGCCGCGATCGGCGTGAACGCGAACGTCAGCGACGTCAGGTTCAACGTGTCACCGTTCGTGATCGACTTCGACGACGTCAGCGCGACGGAGAACAGGAAGTTCCCGGCGGAGATGTTGTCCCACACACTGATGTGCGAGATGGTCTCCGAGCCGGCCGACCAGCTGGTCCAGGACGGCAGCGTCGAGGTGATCGCCTTCGACCCTGCCGAGGCAGCCGACCACGTGAGCGCCTTGCGCGTCGTCTCGGCGGAGGCGTTCGATGTGCCGGCCGAGCCGGGGTCGCCGGTGTGGAGCTTTACGTTCGCTGACGACGGCGCGGTGAACGCCGTTCCGGCGAGCATGTCCAGCCACTTGTTGGCGAGGTTGACCGCGTGCAGGCCGACCGTCATGACTGCTGCTCCTCGGGCTCTTCGGTGTGCTCGGTTTCAGGCGGGTCGCCGGGGATGACTTCCGCCGAGGCGGAGATCGTGAGTTCCCACCGCGTGTCGGGCATGGTCACCACCGATCGGGTCTGCCGCGGGTTGATCCCGGGGCGAGGTTCCACCGCCACGTCTTCTGCGGCAGGTGGTAGAAGCGGGCACCTTGTCGGTGCATGGCCAGCCACAGGCCCCAGTCCTCGCACGGGTCTCCGTGCTCGTCGGGGCGTGCCTGGAAGCCGCCGGCCTCGCGCACGAGCGCGGTTCGGGCGAGGACGGTGACGGGGATGAAGTTCCGCCGCTGCAGCAGGTCGCCGTCGAACGGGATCCCGAAGCACCCGACCGGGTCGTCGCCGCCGGCCGTGTCGTAGCCCGGGTAGACGACGTCAGCGCCGTTGAGCCGCGCCGCCCGCGCGCACAGGCGCAGGTGGTCCGGGTACAGCTCGTCGTCGTCGTCGAGGAACGCGACCCATTCGGTGTCCACTGCCTCGAGGGCGCGGTTGCGGGTCGCGGCCGCGCCCTCTCGGTCGGCGTCGAGTTGCGCCAGGATTCGGTGCGGCTTGAGCGTCTGCGTCTGCGCGCTCTGCAGCGCCCGTGCGAACGGTCCGTCGCACCCGGTTCGCGGCTCGATCGTCGGGATGGCGACCGTGATCACGGTGTGAGCGCCCGGGCGACGCCCTCCTCGAGGGACACCTGCGGCTTGTAGATCGCGTGGAAGCGGGCCGGGTCACCGACCCGGTACGCGACACCCGCGGGCTTGTCGGTGCGGAGCTCGATGTCGGGTGCGTAGCCAGCCTCGTCACAGAACAGCCCGACCAGCTCGGCCATGGACGTGCCGACACCGGTGCACAGGTTGACCGGTTCCCGGACGTCCTGCTCGACGACGGCGAGGGCACCGTTGATGACGTCGGAGACGTGGATCCAGTCGCGGACCTGCGTCCCGTCGCCCCAGATGACGAACGGGTCCTCGCGGCGGCGGGCCCGGGCTGCGAACGCCCCGAACGGCCAGTTCTCGCCCTGCGTCTCGCCGTAGCCGCTGAACGGCCGGACGATGTGCGTCGGCAGGCCGGCCGCGTTGGCGTCGATCGCCATCCGCTCGCCGGTGAGCTTCAGCCAGCCGTAGCCGGCGTCAGGGTACTTGGGGTGCTCGAGGTCGATGTCCACCTCGGACAACGCACGCACGAACGGCAGCGTCTGGACTGCGGTCGGGTACGCCGCTGAGCTGCTGATGTACAGGACCCGCTTCTGCCCGGTCCGGTGTGCCCAGTCGAACATGCCCGCGTCGAGCGCGAGGTTGGTTGCGAGGTGCATCGGTTTGCCGTCGATCGCTGCCCGGTGGGGTTCAACGGCGGCGCAGTGCACGACGAGGTCGAACACCGTGCCGACGCAGAGCCGGTCGGCGAAGATCTGGCCGGCGTCGAGCCCGAGCCGGGTGTCGGAGCGCATCACCTGGTAGCCGCGGGCCTGCAGCTCGCGGGTGAAGTGGCTGCCGAGGAGCCCGGCGGCGCCGGTGACGAGGGCTCTCACCTGCACCCCCAGATGCCGAACTCGTACTCGCCGCCGCCGGGGCGCATGTCGAGACCCGCGTACACGGCGACGGTGAACCCGGCCTCGCCGAGCATCTCTTCGACGTCCCTGCGGGACCACGCCCAGTAGTGCTCCGGGTTGTGGTCGCCCCAGCAGTCGACGGGTGTGGACAGGATCAGCGCCTGCGTCTTCGGCCGGATCGACCGGAGCACGAGGTCGGGGTCGTCGACGTGCTCGAGCGTCTCGGTGCACACGAACAGGTCCACGTCGGGGATCTCGTGGATCGTCTGCTCGATCGGCCCGTGGAACGGGTAGCCGGGTGCGTAGTCGCCGAGGTACATGGTCGGCACGCCGAGCGCTTTGAGCGTCGCGCCGTCGCCGCAGGACAGGTCCGCGGCGGTGGAGACGCGCCCGACGAGGGCGTGTGCCAGCTGGACGGTGACCGCGATCCGGACCTTGTGGTCGTTCCAGCGGGTGTGGTCGTGCGGGCGGGCGTAGATCTCGGCGAGTTTCGCGTCGTCGTACGGGCCGCGGAGCCGCTGCTTCACGGCTTCACCGCCAGGAGCACCTGGAACGGGCCGACAGCCTCGTGCCTCTGGACGGCGAATCCGCCCTGCCTGACCAGATCGGCGTAGCCGTCGAAATCGAACGCCCACGTGTGGAACTCGTACGCGTGACCCGGTCGTTCCTGCCACGGCGAGGAGCAGACGAGGACGTCAGCGTGCTCGGCGATGGTGCGGACGAACGCGTGCGGGTCGACGAGGTGCTCGAGCATCTCCGTGGCGACGGCGATGCTGCCCCATTCGAGGGTGTCGGTGAGGACGTCGCCGTGCCGGACGTCAACACCGCGGCCCTTCGCGGCCTCGATGTTCGCCGGTGCGAGGTCGTACCCCCAGCCGCGGATCCGCGGGCCGAGCAGCGACAGCAGCCCGCCGTCGCCGGCACCGAGGTCGACGAGCGTGTTGAGCCGCCGCGTGAACGCGGCCTGCCCGACGAGCTCGGCGGAGCGGATGAGCCGGGCCCGGTGCGCTTCCTGCTCGAGGTGCGGCGCGGTCTCCCGGCCGTTGTACCACTCGGCGGTCGTGAACTCGGGGATGGTGCCTTCGGGAAACAGCCGCCACTGGCTCATGCGGCACCTCGCAGTGCACGGACCTTGGCGATGTCCGCGGCGAGCTCATCGGTGAACGCGGCGTACGCCTGGCCGTCCCGCTCGTACATGCCGCCGTCGTTGACGCGCACGTACCCGGCGTCCATCGCCGCTTTGCCGGCGAACGGGTGCCGGTGTTCGACGACGACGTCCGGGAGGTAGCGGATGCAGTCGGCGCCGCGGCCGAGGTCGAGCCAGTAGTTGTCGACGAAGAGGTGGGTGAGGACGGGCGGCGCCATGTAGCCGAGCGCCTTGACGATGTCGGCGGTCATGGCGACCTGCGTCGGGATCCGCTCGCCCTGCAGCAGGTCGTTGCCGTAGACGATGCCGGTGCCGAGGCCGTGGAGGGCCTTGAGGTAGGCGGTGTCCCAGCCGACGGTCCGCGGGCAGTGGTCGTCGCCCATGAACCCGACCGCGAACGGTGCGTGGTCGTCGTCGACGAGCATCTCCGCCGCACCGTTGAGCGCTTCCACCATCGAAGTGCTTGGGCCCGTGCCGTAGCCGATGGCCTGGCCCGTCCGGTGCTCGGCGTCCACCGCAGTCTTGTATGCGGGCAATGCTGGGTCGCTGTTGTCCACGACGAACAGGAGCACCGTGTCGGCGGTGCACGTCGCCCGGAAGGCCTGCGCGAGCTCGGGCACGGCGGCCGGCCGCTCGCGCGTGGGGACGATGACGATGAGGTCAGCCACGGCGACCACGCCGCTTCGGCTGCTCGGCCTCGACGCCCTCGGGTGCACGCGCGGTGAACCGTTCCGGCATGTCCTGGACGATCTGGTCGGCGGTGTCGTACTCGTCGCCGGCGTTCAGAGCGACACTCCGGCCGTTCCAGCCGACGAACCCGTAGTCGCCGGCGACGTAGACCTTGCTCATGCCGGCACTCCCGGGTGCGTCGGGGAGAGGTAGCCGCGCTGCGCGAGGTAACCGTCCATCGTCAGGGCGTGGTCTTTGATGTGCCCCAGCTGGACGGCGGTGTTCACGAACACGGGGTATCCGGCGGTGCCGGCGCGGAGGCAGAACGTGATGTCCTCGCCCATGATCCGGCCGTTGAAGTCGGTCTCCTGGAACCAGGGGAACGCCTTGGAGAAGCCGATCTCTCCGGGCCGGTGGGGGTTCGGGTAGTCACGGATTCGCTCGAGGACGGTGCGGTGGATGAGCAGGCACGCGGCGCCGGTCGCGAAGACCTGCATCATCGCGTCGGGCTGCCACTCGTCGTACCGGACGAACTGCACGTCGTCCTCGGTGCCGGTGAGGTCGTACAAGGTCGGGAAGTAGCGGCCGTTGTCGTTGCCGAAGCACAGCCCGCCGACGATCGGCGCCTTCTCCGGGTCCGCCTCGGCGAGGAGCCGCTCGAGCAGGTCGTAGCCGAACGTCATGTCGGTGTCGAGGAACAGCAACCACTCGGCCTGCGTGTCCTCGAGGAACTTCTTGACCAGCGCGTTGCGGGCGCCGGAGACGTTGACGCCGGATCCCCAGCCGAGCGGGCCTCCACCCTCGCGGAGCCGGCGGGTCGTGAATTCGTCGTGCCGGTCCAGGTCGATCAGGCACTCCATGAACCGCGACTTGACGTCGGTTCCACAGACATAGCCGATGACGACCTTGCCATTTCCTGACACTGTGTCCCTTTCCCAGGTAGGCGAAAGCCCCGGCACCTGGGATGCCGGGGCTCTCTTCCCGCCGGAGCTACCGGCGGGCGACGGTTGGTGCTGCTACGCCAGCGCGGTCGCCGCGGCGACCTGGTTCAGCTGGAGCAGGCGGAACGCGTCGACGTCGGTGACGTCGGCGCCGACGCGCCAGAACGCGAACCAGCCGGCCTGGCCGGTCGGACGGCCGTTGCCGGTCGACTTGACCATCGGCTCGTACATGATCGACATGCCGACGCGGTCGACGATGACGTACTGCTCGAAGTTGCCGGCGAGCAGGATGTTGCCGCCGGTGGTGACGACCGACGCCATGGTCGACGCCTCGTACTGCGGCTGGCCGAGCAGCTGCGACGGGACGCCCATGCCGAGGTTGGCCCAGAAGGCGGAGCCGCCGGACGTGTCCATCTGCCGGATCAGGCTGTAGATGCGCTTGTTGGCGATCCACGAGGCCTTGGCGGCGTCGCGGGGCCGGAGCGCGTCCGCGACCCGGTAGACGTCGCCGGCGACGAACGCGTTGGTCGTCGCTGCGGTGACGATCGACGCGGTGACGGCCTGGACAGCGGCGACGATACCGCGGGGGATGCTCGCGCCGGTGTTGCCGGTGGCGAACGCCGCGCCTTCGAGGCGGGCCTTCGCGTCGGCGAGGAGGCCGCTCAGGGACGACGCGAAGCCGGAGTCGGCGAGCATCTCGTAGGAGCCGAATACCCACGCGGCTGCCTTGCGGGGCGTGATCGTCGGCTGGCCGAACGTCGGGGACTTGTCGGCGGCCTCGACGCCCTCACCGAGCCACTCGGCGGTGACGCCGGCGGAGGTGACGCCGTTCCAGTCGTCGGTCGCGATCTGCTTGACGGTCGCGACCTGACGGATAGGGTCGGCGATCCCCGAGTTGGTGAGGATGATCGTCGGGTCCAGCGTAAACGGCACCATATAGCCGCCGTTCGCGGCCGTCAGCGACATCGCGGCACGCAGCGCCTCGCCGACGTAGCGGGTCTCGACGAACTCGCGGAACTCCTCGTGGTACTGCTCGCTGCCGGTCAGCAGCATGTGCCGGGCGATCAGCGGCGACTGGACGCCCTCCTGCTCGATCAGCTGGGTGACCTGCTGGCGGGCGACGTCCTTCATGTGCCGCGGGGCACGCTCGATCGCGGTCTTCGCCCGCTCGATGACCTCGTTCGGCTCGACCATGCCACGCTTGACCTGAATCAGGTCGGCGTACGGGTCGAGGTTCCGCTTGACCTCGGGACCGCGGTCGCCGAGGTACTTCGCCGGACGGGCACCGTCGCCGGACTCGACGTTCGCCGGGTCGAGCGCACGGGAACGGACGGCGTCGAGGCGGGCCTGACGCTCGGCGAGCGGCTTGCGCTCGGTCTCGAGCTCGTCCCAGCGGGCGAGGAGGTCGTCGGTCTCGACGCCCCGGTCCTCGAAGATCTTCGACCGGGTGGCTTCGTCGCCCTCCGGGTCGGCCAGGCCGGCGAGCTCGTCCAGGCGGGCCCGGATCGCCTCCTGCTCCTTGATGACTTCCTGCAGTCGGGTCTTCATCGCATCCCTCGGGAGATCTGAGCGGCGCGGATACGCCGCGTGATGTCGATCTGCCGACCGGAGTGCCGCGTCAGCGGCGGGTCCTCGGCCCCGAGCTCCACGGTGGAGGTGGGGGTGTCGTCGCCCAGTGCGGGCGCTTCGTCCTGCGGGATCTCGGTGTCGGCTCCGTCGAGTTCGACGCCGAGGGAGCGCAGCAGCTCGAGCCGATCGTCATCGGGGAGCGCTGCGAAGTCTGCAAGCAGGTCCTCGCGTGACCGGATGGCCATGATCGCGGCCCCGGCGTTGACCGGGATCGGGGTCGGGCCGTAGTCGGTGAGGCCGAGCTCGTGTCGGGTGATGGTCGGGAGGCCGCCGGAGCGGGACCGGGTCGGGACCCGGTCCGGGCTGGAACGGATGATCCGGCCGCGGAACGACTGGGAGCGGATGGCGCCGTTGCGGATGGCCTCGAGGACCTCGTCCGCGTACGGGCTCTTGTTGTAGCGGGTGACCGTGAGCAGGCCCTGACCGTCCGGTTTGATCTCCAGTGGTGTGCCGATCGGGATCTGCGCCATCGGGTCGGGCTTGCCGTCGACGACGGACATGCCGTGGTTGTAGAGGCACATCGCCGACTGGCCGGCGCCGCCGGCGAGGGTGCGGTTGAACGCGGCCCGGTCGATGACCTCCATGTAGTGGCCGTGCTGGTCGCGGACCTCGTACGGCGTGCCGAACATCGCCGCGTACGCCTCGACGGTCCGGCCGTCGCCGCTGCGGCTGATCTGGATGTCGGCCAGCGGGAACGCACGGTCGAACAGCTGCGGTGCGCGCACAGCGACCCCCATCCTGAGTGCTCGGTCGATCTGATCGAGGAGGAACGCGCGTCGTGCGGACGTCTTCGCCCTCGCCTTGCGCGCCGGCCTCGGCGACTGGGTGGGCAGCTGCTTGAGGTCGCCGATCCGCTTCAGCAGTTCGGGCGTGACCTTGCCGTCCGCTTCGACACCGAGCGCCTTCTGTAGCTTCTTCACCGCGGACGTGGTCTTCGGCCCGTACTTCCCGTCGGCAGCGAGGGGCTTTCCGTCCGAGTCGGTGACGCCGAGACGGGTCAGCGCCGACTGCAGGCCGCGGACCCTCTGGTCGCCGCCCTTGATGCCGTAGCCGGTGCCGGTCTTGCCGTCGAAAGCCAGCGGGCCGGCCGGTGCAGCGCGTCGGCGGGGACGGCGGGTGGCGGGCTTCTTGCCCTGTCCGCCGACTCGGCCGCCGCCGACCGCGAACTGTCCGCCAGCCGGCGCAGTGTCGCCGTTCTCCGGGGAGCGGGCACGCTGCGCGTCCTGGAATGCGCGGTCGACGAGACGGAAGAACTTCCGCATGTCGGCCGGGGTGAAGACGCCCCGCCAGTCCTGATCTTTGCCCCAGTCATCCGGGGCGCCCTTCGGCGTCACACCGATCAGGACGTACGGCTCGTCGTCGCCCATCTCGACCTCGAAGTGGACGTCGCCCCACTCGGACCCGGCGACGATTCCCTCGGTGAAGGTGATGTACTCCGTATCGTCCGCTCGTGCGACCCGCCGGAGCTCGGCCATTCGCTCCGGGTCGAAGTCGCCCGCGGCTTCCAGTCGCTCGATCTCGTCCCAGGCTGCTTGCTCGGTCTTGTACTGCTCAATCGCTTCTTCCAGTGCGGGCCGGATCCGGTCGACGACCCGGCGGAGGCTGTACTCGTCCAGGTTCGCTGTGCCGTTGAAGCCGATGTCATCGCCGGTGAGCAGCTCCTGGATGTCGGCGAGCCGCGCGTCGGTCTGCGCTTGACGGCCGTCGTCCCCATCGGCCTCGTCATGATCGTCGATGAGGTCGCGCTGCTCGGCCTTGAGCCGCTCCCGCTCGCCCGGGGGCAGTGGCGGCGGGGATGCGTTGCCGTCCCATGCGGCGATCCCCGCATCGCGGTCGCGGCGGCCGTACCCTTCACCGCCGGCGCCGAAGCGGATCATTCGCCGCCCAGCCGTGTCGGTGACCGCGAGCCGGATGCCGCCCTGATCGCTGTCGACCCGGCCGGAGCCGACGAGCCGCTCGCCGGGGCGGAGGTTGATCCGGCCGTCGAGGCGGAGCGTGTCACGGGTGGCGCCGGTCGACGTCCACTGGCCGCCATCCTCACCACTGCCGACCCGCAGTTGGCCCGGGTTGTACTTCCGCTCGACACTCGCCCGGTCCATGAATACCCCCTGCAGCACCTCGTCGATGGCCGCGAGCAGGTCCGCTACGTCGTCGGTTGCATCGCTGTCCTCGCCGCCGTCGTCTGGCGGGTCTAGGTGCAGCGTTGCCGGGTCGTCTTCGTCGGCGCCGAAAGTCACGGTGATGACGCCGTTGCCGAGCAGCTCGACCGTGTGGCTGTCCTGGAAGCCGAACCGGCGGTCGTCGTAGACGCCGTGTCCGTCGGCGTCGTCGGGCAACTCCGCACGGGCTTCGGCGAGCGCCTCGATCGCATCGCCGAGGCCGGCCACGTCCTCGCCGTCGAGATCCATCTCGACGACCTGACCGCCGTCGCGGAACGCAAGCCGGACGTCGCCGACCTCGTCGACCCCCATCGCAAGGGCGCCGAACGTTCCTTCGATCTCGACGACGTCGTGCAGGCCAGTCAGGTTGACTACGTCGCCTGGCAGGCCGCCGTCACCCCATCTGCCGTTTGCGGCTCGCGGCTGTAGCGGGTTGTACCGGCGGATGATCGTGCGCACGGCCCACCTCACCCAGGTACGGCGAGCACTCCGCGCGGATCGGCAGCGCGGGCCGCCTCGCCAGACGGCAGTGCTGGTGGGGCTTCCTCGCCCTCGATGATGTCGCCTTCGGCTGGCGTTTCGCCGGCGAGCGCCGGGTCGGTCTCCGGGACACCCTCGCCAGGCGGCTGCAGCTGGACGGACACCATGCCGGAGTGCTCGAGCAGTGTCATGTCCCCGTTGACGACCGCGTTGACGGCGGATTCGGCGGTGAACCCGGCGGTGATGAGGGTGTTGATGGTGGCCGCGTCGGTCTGCCGGATGACGGCGGCGTCCTTCATATCCTCGCGCAGGAAGGCGATGTCCCTGTCGTCGTACCAGAGCTCGCTGCCGTCGGGGACCTCGGTAATGCTGGCGAGGGCTGCGCACGCGGAACGCCACTGCGGTCGTGCCCAGTGGTCGCCGAACTTCCGCCGCGCGGACGCGTAGTTGCTGTACGTAGCTGCCTGGAGGCCCTCAGACAGGCCGACAATGATCGGTGGGACGCCGCCGGCCGCGCACAGCCGGGTCTCGCCGGCGCCCTGCGTCGCCCGGAAGTCCAGTTGCCGCAGGTCGGCACCGGCCACAGTGACGTCCGCGCCGCCGGCCAGGTACATGGTCTTGTACGCCTGATCGGTGCCGCCGGTCGAATCGGCCATGGCGCGGACGAACTTCTTGAACTGCTCCTCGCGGACGCTCTCTTTGAGGCTCACGACGAGCCGCGGTGAGGCGCCGTTCTTGAAGAACGCGCTCTTGTGGTCGGTGGCGGCCTGGTCGGCCTGCAGTTCCCTGATCACCGGTGTCAGCCAGCTCATGCCGCGGTACTGGCTCTCCGGGTCCGGGATCGGCGACCAGTGGCAAACCTCTTCAGGCAGATAGATCTTCGTCTCGCCGCGGCCGAGCCCACCTGGGGTGTACGCGTAGCCGAGGACGTCAACGTCGAACTCTTCGTCCGGGTCCCCGGAGAGCACGATCGACACCCAGTCGGGGCGGAGCCGGCGCAGCCGGTCACCCTCGTTGACGTCGTAGCTGTTGCCGGCGAAGCTGGCGTCCTGCTCCATGCGGGCGAGGAGTTCTCCGGTGGTGCCGTTCGGCCACGGCCGCTCCAGCAGCGACAGTTCGCCGTTCTCGCCGCCGAACAGGTCGCCCGGGCGGCCGTTGATGAGCCGCCGGAACTGGAACCGCGCCTCGGTGAACAGCATCAGCCTGGCGAGGACGATCGCGAAGATCGGACCGTTCGCCTTGTAGCCGGCCCGGACGTAGCCGGCGAAGTTGTGCTCGATCTCCTCGACGGTGCGGCCGTGGCGGAGCGTGGAGCCGCCGCCGGTGTACGCGGCGTACGGGTTGTTCAGCTGCTGCAGGTACCAGTTGACGTCATAGCGGGAGATCCCGGTCGAGGGCTTCGCGCCATTCCCGCGGAACAGCGTCTGGAACAGCTTCGCCACGCGCCTCAACCCTCTCGAACAGGAAGGCCACGGCGGCCAGGCCGAGCATGCCGGCGGCGGCGAGGGCGATGGGGCCGAGCCACCAGGTGAGCCCGGCGACGAACAGGGCGTACATCAGGGCGAGCGCGAGCAGTGCCTCTCGGCGGGTCACGGGCTGTCACCTACTCGAAGAACGCCCATGCGGATGCCGCCTCCTGCTGGTAGCCCCAGTCGGCGAGCGCCGCGGCCATGATCGGGCCGACGTCGGGGCCGTCGTCGGTGCGCCGGTCGAAGATCTTCGCGTCGCCGCGGTCCCGCCACTCCGCGACCCGCGCCGCGGCGTCGAGCGCCGGATGAGGACGCACGCGCAGGTCACGCGCGGCCGGGTCGGAGCTGGAGATCCCGACGTACAGGGACCCGCACGCCGCGGCGACAGCCCGGCTGGAGGGCTTGATGACGTCGACGTCGCAGTGCTTCTGGATGTCGTTGATCAAATAACCGGCCGGGCCGGCGGGGTCGATGACGATGCCGAGCGGGTCGAACTTCTGGATGCGCTTCTTGAGGCCGCCGATAAGCTTTCCGACGTCGGTGGCGAACCGGTCGACGAGCTCGACGTGGCGCATCTTGTCCTCGCGCTCGCCCGCGGCGACGATCGAGATCATGGTCATGTCGCGGTTCGACTCGACGCAGTAGACCGGCTGGCCGACGAGCCCCGAGTTGGGGTCCTGCGCGGCCTTCCAGTCCTCCTCGCGGAACGCGATCCAGCCCATGTCGTCGCGGTCGTGCCACAGGCCGAGGTGCTCGGTGTCGAACTTCGCCGGCCGGCCAGCCTCGGTGAACGCGTCCAGCTGCTGCTTGAGGAACCACGGCTTGATCCGGATGCCGAGGGCGGGGTTGCAGTCGTACCAGACGTCAGGGTCGGCGCGGTCGAACTTGCCTTTCGCCGGCGACCACTCGTACATCGAGGTGCGGCCGCCGCCCTTCATGCCGCGTTTGCGCACGGAGGGCAGCATCGCGTCCTCGGGCATGGGCCCGGTGTCGTCGTCGGGCGGCGTGCTCGTGTAGATGATCTGCGGGTTCGGCAGGGTCGCAAGGGTCGGGGTCTGCGCAGCGTACTGACCGATCGTCAGCGCGTACGCCTCGTCGAAGATGTTCTTCGACCCCGTCAGACCACGACCGCTGCCGAGCGTGCGAGCAACAAACTGCAGCCGGCCGCCACCGGCGGCGCGGGTCAGCTCGATCGACTCGTCGCCCTTGGACCGGCTGATCATCTTGACGCGCTTCGTCAGCCAGTCCGAGCCGTCGATGATGTCCTGCAACCGCCGGAACGCGCTCGTCGACGTCTTGAACTGGTGCGCCGAGTGCAGCATTAGCGGCTCACGGAACAGGAACAGGCCGCCGAGCTCGATCGCCTCGGTGACGCCGCCCTTGCCGTTCTGCCGCGCGACGAGCACGACGACCTCGAACGACGCCCACAGGCCGTCCTCACCGAGCCCGAACGCGTCGACGACGATGTTCGCCTGCCACGGGTCGAGCGGCCGGCCGATCTGGGCCATGAAGTCGACGACCTCGTGCCCGTACGTGCTCACGTAGGGCGGGACTTGGCGAACGCGGGGGATCTGGCTACCCAGCCGCTCCCTTGGTGGCTCGGCGAGCAGCGAGTTGGTCCGTGATGCCTGCGGCGATGACGTCAAGGTCCGTCACCTCGCTCGACCCGGGGGTCTTGTCGATGGCGTCGAGGACGGCGCGGAGCTCGCGGATGACACCGGCGAGCGGCGGGTCGACGCCGCGGGCGCAGGAGCGGCAGGTCAGCTCGCCGTTCATTGCTGCGACGAGCCGGTCCCTGGCGGCGCGGAGGAGGTGGAGTCGGTCCTGCGCCTCGTCGACCACGCCATCACCGCCCGGGAATGTCACTCAGCGTCACTCAAGTCGATGTTACGGAGCGTGACTGCACTCGGATTCTCGGAAGGGTCTGAGTCGATACCGCTCGGTAACTTACTGGCCGGTTACGCAGAGAGAGAAATGCCGGGAGAGGGTGTGGGTCGCGCGGGCGTTGAATCGCGCGAGTACCCCTCCCCCCGCCGCCCGCCTTTGCGTTGTCGCAGGTCAGCGCGTTGCGTGTCACGAGGCAAGGATTGGGCTTGCGTCAGGCCTGCTTAGCGCTTCGCATGTTGACTACACACCGTGACGTTGCCCTGGGTGGCCCTAGCATGTCCCCGATGCCCGAGTGACATCACGCCGAGTAGTGGGAGGCTTGATCCTCCTACCATCCCTATACCCTGCGTTACACCCCAGGTGAGACAGTGCCGAGTTGTCCCTCGTCAGCTCGCCCCCACGCGCATACGGGATCACCATGTCCAGCGATGGACCCCAGCGATGCGTACCAGGCAGAGCCACATCAACAGGCAGGCCACAGCGCAGGCACGTGTCGTACGTGCTGAGCACCCACTGGCGTAGCTTGCGGTACGCAGCCCCGGTATGCCCTCGGTCGGCCATGGTCAGTGCTCGGCGTCGTCCTCGGCCGCGAGCGCGTCGCTGGCCTCGATCTCGGTGGTGAGCCGGTCGATCTGCTGCGTGAACCAGTCGGCGTAGTTGCTGCCTTCGGCCTGGTCGACGAGCAGGTCCAGCAGGGCGTCGCGGGACAGGTCGGTGAAGTGCTGGTGGTGGAGCATCGCGTTCGCGACGGTGCCGACGAGGTTGAACCGCTTCGTGCGGTTGACCACCAGCATCATGTAGAGCAGGCGGCGGGTCTCGTCGAGGTCGGTGCGGGCGCTGTCGGTGAGCTTCTTAGCCATGTTGATCGTCCCTTGTCAGATCTCGATGGGTGGATGGGTCTACTTGCCGGGATCGCCCGGCTTGGACGGGCTTGTACCAGCACCACCGCCGGGCCGCGTACTCGAACCACCGGACGGGCGGTCACCGGTAGGGCTGCCAGAGCCGGGCCTTGACGTGTTCGACACGGTGTCGTCCTCCACGGGGGCGATGAAGAGCAGCAGCAAAGAGCCGCAGCGCGGGACCGGGAGGTCTACGAGCGCTACGGCATCGGAGAAGGGGCTGTAGCGGCCGGGTTGGGGTTCACCGGCTTGTGGACGACCCGCCATCGGCCGGCGCTCCTGACCCAGTCGGCGTACGGCTCACACGAGCAGTCCGGGCGTCGGGTGTGGAGGTCGAGTTCGTCGGCGGGGAGAACGTGAGTGGCCATCAGGCGGCGACAGAGAGCGACCGGTGGCAGTGCTCCGGCTTCGCCCGCGTGTCCCGCTCGGCCGCCACGACATCGCCGTAGCGGTACCGGCGGTCCTTCACCCGGACGTGTCGGCGGCGGCCCTGACCGTCGAGCCAGCCGCGGTAGCGCCAGTTCCGGATCGTGCCCGGGAGGACGCCGAGGTGGTCAGCGACGGCCTTCAACGACACGTAGGCGTCATGATTCACGGGCGCATCGACCTCCCGGAACGCCAAGAAGCGCCCGACCGGTGTGGTGGGCGCTCCTGGACAGACTCGTCCTGTACGTGGAGTGTATCGCGGCCGATCATGCCGTCAAGCAGCGAACGGGTTTGACGCGGCATGGCGTGGGCAACAGGACAGGTTACGGCTCGGGGACGGCAGTTCTCGGCGCCTCAGCCACCGTCGCGGCCACCACCTCGGGCGGGTAGCAGGTCACCAGCGGCTCCGGATCGTCCCGGAAGCCGTGGAACCGCAGCGACGTGTCCGAGATCCGCAGGTCCGGACCACGGGTGCACAGCAGCCGTGGCGTGACCCCGGTCAGCTTCGCCAGCAGCAGCACCTGCTCCCACGTCGGGTAGAGCTTGCCCGCCTCCCACAGGTCGACGTCCGGCTCGGCAGCTCCGCACGCCTCGTCGACCTCAGGGCCGTACAGCTTGGCGGCGTTGAGCGCGATCGTGATCCGGTCTGGGCGCAGCTCACCGGCGCGCCACAGCTTGTAGGCGACCGCGTCGTCAGCCTCGCGGGCGAGCCTCGCCTTGCCGCGGCGCTGGGCTGCCTCGCGCGTCCTAGCGGCGATCTCACGCTCGTCGAGCCGCTGGCCAGCCTTGCCCCACCGCCACGTCATGGCGCCCAGCCCTCGCTGTAGTCGTCGTGGTCGGCCCAGGCGACAGCCACGGCACGAAGCATCGACTCGCCGAACCCCACGTAGTACGGGTTCGGGTAGGACGCCTCAAAGCGGAGCAGCGTCTCGGCCAGCCCGAGCAGGCAGCGCTTGCCCTCCACCTCGCGGAGCACGCGGGCAGGGTCGTGACGGGCGATGTGGGCGGCGTCCTCATGCGTCGGCCACAGTTCCAGCGCCGCCACCGAAGCAACGATGCGTCGAGGCGACTCGTTGGCGGTGACGACGGAGCGGTTCGGTGTCGTCTGCCACGGACCGGACGTAGCCGCCCGCGCTACCACCTCATCGGCAGCGAGGC